CGGAGCGTCGTGTGGTCACCGGGGTCGCTCCAGAACCTGGCCGCGTCGTACGTCACGTTGGCGCCCCACTCGTACGTCTCGCCCGAGACGGAGGTCTTCCTGAGCGTCGCCGGCCTGCCGTCGGCGTCGGTCGCGCGGCCCGTGAGTATGTCGAACACCGAGTCCTGGTTGCGGTCGGCCTCGGCGACGAACTCGCGCAGGATACCGTGCCAGACCATGGATGACGACCCGAGCCTGTCCCTCTCGAGGGCGATCTTCTGCATCGTGTCGACCAGGTCCGCCTTCTCGTCGGTCAGGGCGCTCTCGAGCGCAGTGATGTCGCGCATCTTGTACTCGAAGACCATGGCGGTCCTCAGGCCGCCGAGCGCCTCGAGTCCCTTGTCCGTGGCGTCGACCATCTTCTTGAACCACTCCGAGGAGTACAGGCCGGCGGGGGAGTCCATGTTGAAGTGGGTGAACATCTCGGGACTGCTGTATATCAGCGTGGTCGCGGCTGAGTCCGCCCTGATCTGCCTGTCCCTCCTCGAGCTGCCCATGGCCGCCCTTATCTCGCGGATGAGCTCCGCCTGGTTGGCGACGACGGTGCCGTCGTACTCGATGCGGGTGGACTCGTTGCCGTTATGGTCCCGGCTCGTGACCTCCTTGCCGTACACCGTCTCGTTGAACTTCGACGCGAGGCCCGTCCTCTTGTCGGCGATGGCCATGAGCATGTGGAACTCCGCGTCCTCGTCGCTCATGTCCTTTGCGTCGGAGACCCTCGCGTTCGCATACGGCTTCGCGTCGTTGCCGCCGCGGACGAGCCTGTTCTCGTTCTTGAACCTTTTGAGGCTGTAGGACATGTACTTGCCCGTGACCCAGAATTCCGCGAGGTTCTTGGTGCGCTCGTACTCGCGCTCGTACGACTTCGACACGTCCTGGCCGTGCTTCCTGAGCCTGGTGACGTGGCCGGGGGTGCCCTTCCACCTCGGGTCGACGACGTCCTTGCCCATGACCCCGGACGACACGAGGTTCCTGAACATGCGCTGGACGCTGTACGAGTTGCCGTAGACGGTGGTCAGCGGCTCCGCGAGGTCGCCGAACGTGACGCCACCCTTGCTCGGGTTGAGCGGGGACACGAGGGACTTGTTCGAGTTGCTTGAGATGCCGCCGTTCGTCAGGTGGATCAGGTTCGCCTCGTTGGTCATGGCCGAGTACCTTGCGTACGCATGGCAGAAGGCGTTGAGGAAGTCGACGTACCTCTCATACATCTCGGGGAAGCCGACCTTCTCGATGATCGACTCCCTCATCTTGATCGTGTAGTACTCTGACCTGCCGTTCCGCTTCTCCTCGACAACCATGCGACGGCTCTCCGCGTAGGCGACAAGGGAGTCGTACAACTGTTCGACCTGCTCGCTGTTGTTCAGGTCCACCTCGTACTCGCCGCTGCCGATCCTGAGTCGCTCGTCGACCTTGGCGAACTTGCCGGTGTCGCCATTGAACCTGAAGTTGGCGTTCTTGCCGCTGACGTCGCCGATGAACCCGGTCATCATGACCTTGAACGCCTGCGAGTTCGGCGGCGTCTCCCCTCGCACCATGCCCTCGATGACCTTGAGTATGACGTGGTCGTTGTAGTTTATGGGGCCGGGGACGCTCTCGATGTCGATCACCTCGGCGTCCGTGCCCATGAAGACGCTCTTCCTCATGACGAGCTGCATGCCGTCGTACACGGCCTGGATCAGTTGGGCCATGAGGCGGTCCTGCGCCATCGGCTTGCTCCTGACCGCGCTGGCGACGTCCCTGGCGGCCCTGAACATCTCGCCCATGGCCTGCTTCTTGGCGTCGCCGCTCTCGACCTCGGTCTCGCAGAGCCGCAGCACGGCGTCGACCAGCGGACGGATCGTCCTGCCGTCTATGTTCGCCCACCTGGAGAACACGACCTCGCGGACGAAGTCACGCGCCGTCTTGCCAGGCTCGTAGCCGTCGTAGAACCTCGTGACCGGGAAGAAGCTCTCGTCGACCTTGACGTTGTTGTCGACGTTGACGACGTAGCTCATTGGGCCGCGAAGGCGCTTCACCACGCTCGGCTCGAAGGAGATCGCCATGTCGTCGCCGTCGAAGTCGGCGTTGTACATCTTCGCCATGACCTGGTGGAGATAGATGCCCCTCTGCTCCCTCATGATCATGCGGAGGCGCCGGCGCTGCGAGTCCGGGCCGTCGTTGTTCGGGGCCTTGAACGTCGCCACGTCGACGTAGTGCGTCTCGAGGAACTCGTTGACCTGCGCTGCGGTCCAGCCCGTCACGTCGACGTGGGCGTCCTCGCCGGCGGCGTAGCTGAACAGCCTGCTCAGCGTGCCCGGTGCCTGCTCGACGACGGCCATGATCTCGTCGACGCCGACGCCGACGTCAAGGAGACTAAGGTCGCGGCTGCCCTTTCCGTTGACCTTGCCGTACACCCTCTCGCCTCGTCCGGAGCTCTTGAACGCCGTGTCGGCCCGCTTCGCCTCTGCGTCGGCTGACGGCTTGGCCCTCTCGGTCGAGGCCTCCTCGACCCTCACCGAGCGGTCCCTTGGGTTGTACCCGTACGGTCTGTTGAACTGGCTCTCGGGGCGGCCGGTCTCGTCGGAGACGTCCCTCCCGGAGGTCGCCTCCTCCGTGGCGCCCTGGTCGGCATCCGCATCGTCGCCAGTGTCCGCGGCGGGCTTCGCCGCCTCGGCCGCGGGGGCGCTCCTCTTTCGCGACGACCTCGTCGAGAGTCGCTCCGCGAGCGGCTCGCGGTACTTCTCCGGGTCGTCCTTGACGCTCTTGACGAAGCTGGCCGGGATCGTCGGCATCAGGTCGTCGCTCGCGCCGAGGCTCGGGTCGACCCCGACGACGTCCTCCCTCTTCGACATCCTGCCGAGGTCCCCGATGTTTGAGACGTCGAGCGGGTTGACGAGCGGGTTGCGCTGTCGCTGTGCCTCCTCGGTCTCCGCTCGAGCCGCCTGCTGTGGCTGTGCACCACTCTGGGCGGCAAGTCCTGCGGCCGCCCTCGTGTCGGCCTGCTGGCGCTCGGTGGCCTGGGAGGCGGGGGTGGCGTCGGCCAACAGCGAGCCGGCGTCGCGGCGGACAGCCTGCTCGAGGCCCGAGTCTTGTGCATCGCCCTGCCATCCCTGGGCTCCCTGGTCGCCACCGGAGTACGACTCGCCGGCGCCCTCTACCTGGCCGGAGGCACCGCGCTCGACCTGGACCCCCTGGCCGACCGACTGGCCGGCCCCGGTGACGACGTCGGCGGCGGAGCCGCGACTCGCCTCCACCCTCTCGTTAGAGCTCTCGTTGCTCCTAATAGGCATACCGCGTCCCCATCTGTCCGAGTCTGTTCATGACGTTCTCATTGTACCTGCCGAGGAAGTCCTCGCTGGCGCTCTTCTCGTCGTCGACGGCCTCGGGCTCGACGAACTGCTTGACTCCCGTGGCCTTGCGGATCCGGTCGTTCCTGATGGCGCTCTTGACGTTCGCAAGCGTGGACGGTCCGTTGAGCGTGCTGCCGAGGAGGAGGTCCACGGCGACGCCGCCGAGGAACGCGTTTGCCGCGTCCTCCGGCTTGAGGGCGTTCGCGAAGCGCTTGAGGTCAGGCGTGTCGTAGTCCATGACCTTGTGGCCGGTCTGGTCGTAGACCTCGTTGCCATTCTCGTCGAGCAGCGGGTCGGCGTAGAACCCGGAGACGCCGTTCTGCATGAGCTGCTCCGGGACGTTGCCGACGACCTCCTCGACGCCCTCCTCGCCGGCGCCGATCAGGAAGTTCCTCGCGACCTGCCTGAGGGTCGGGTTGCTCGGCATTTTGCCGAACACCCTCTCCGACACCTTCTTGAGGGGCGCTATCGTCTCGCCGACCGGGCCGGCGAGCATCTCGGTCAGGGGGACGGTCGCGTTCCCAAGGGCGTTCATGGCCTTCATCTCGTTGCTCTTTGCCTCGTCGCGGACGCCGTCCTTGCCGGCAACGCCATATACCATGTTGCCGTCCTTGTCATAGTTACCTGCAAGCAGCGAGTACGACCCCGTCGCAGGGTCGTACGTGGCCGGGTCGATGCCCTTGAGGCTCGACGTCGCCTTCGATGCGCTGTACACCCACGGCAGGTACTTCCCAGCGGAGATGGGAATCGACCCCAGCGTCCAGTCGACGACGTTGTCCCTCGTGTCGTCCCAGTTGGGGCTGAGTATGCCGCCGTCACCGAACACCTCCTGGTTCTTGAGGCGCTGGGGCTTGTTGTCGGTACCGAGTATGCTGGGCCTGAACTTGTATCCGATGTCCGCGTCGGGGTCGTAGTCGGGAGTCCCGTCGGCGTCCAGGTCCATCTCGTCGCCCGCGTCGTTGCCAGCGGTCCTGTCTGAATAGATCCTGCTCACGTCGTCGAGGGAGATCCTCGTTCCGTCTGGCATCGTCAGCGCCGGGGTGTACCTGATGTTCGCGTAGCCCTCCGGCGAGTCGCCCTCGCCGTTCTCGATGGCCTTGCGCATGATGCCCGGGATGTCGTTCGACAGCTCGTCGGGGACCTTGCCACGCGCCTTGTCGATCGGGACGAACCTCGGCTTCGGGAAGTTGACGGTGTCGGTCTCGGGGTCGATGATGCTGTCCACGTAGTCGGCGGACATGTTGACGGTCGAGCCGTCGTCGAAGTCCATGCTGAACGTGCCGTCGGGCTCCTGCCTGATCGGGCCGGATATGTTCCCGTAGTGGTACGTGTCGTTGCCGCTGGCGTCCGGGATCGCCTGCTCGAGCACGAGCGTGTCGTAGTCGGTGCCATCGGCAGGCTTGGTGAGGTACCTCTCGGGGTCGAACCTCTTGTTGTACTTGTACTGCTCGATGAACGGCTTCGACAGCTTGTCGAAGTCCTTGCCGCTGATCTTGCGGTCGACGCCGTCCTGGTCCGTGTACGTGATCTTGTAGTCGCCGGCGAACGGGTTCTCGGTCCTCGCGTTCGCTATCGCGTCGCCAATCTGGCCAGGTACGTCAAGTGCCTTGTCGGCCGCCTGGTTAACGAGGGCCAGCGTATCGGGAATGAACGGGATGAACCCATGATTAACGATCTCGTCACGCTTGCTGTAGATGCCACTGGGGACGATCTCGTTTTCGGGCCTGCCACCCATGCCCATTCTCGAGTACTCTATGTACTGCTCGCCGGTCATGTTGTCGGCTGTCATGTGGTTGTAGTCATATGACGTGCCATCGTCGATGGTGGTGAACATGTCGCCGTTCTGCGTCTCTGGCGTGTTCACTATCTTGGCCTTCGAGACTCCCCACGTGTTGTCGTTGCGATGCTCCAGCTTCCTGTGCCTGTCCTGGCGGCTTCCCTCGACATGGCTGCCGGGGCCGTCAGACAGCCCCTGGCCCCTCTTCCTGCCGGCGGCCGCCTCCTCGAACTCCCTGGCCTCGTCGGGCTTGCTCACGTACACCTTGTCGGTGTAGTACTCCCACCACGGCTTGCCGCTTGACTCCCTGCCCATTATGGTGCGGGCATCGTCCTCGGAGAGACCATGCTCCATCGCGTTCCTGATGTACGCGTCGTTGGTCTGGGTGTTTCCTACATAATGGTAAAGCGAGTAGTCGTCTTCCAAATTCGACTTGTCCTCGAATCCTTCGCCGAAGACGTTCTGCGTGTATGCCGGCCGGCCCTGGGAGCCTGCCATTCGCTGCTCCCACTCGGCGGCCGTCTCGAGCTTTGGCGAGACCTCTTCGTCATGAGGCTTGCTGTAGTAGTCGCTCAGCCGCTCCTGGACGTCATCGGGCATCTTCGCAAGCGCGGACGGCGAGACCATCAGCGACCTTGGCGTCGCATCGTTGGCAAAGCCGGGCGTCACGCCAGGCTGGACGCCGGGGGTGGAGACGACCGGGACGCTGGCCCCGGCGGGCAGCTCGTACGACGCGGGCCCGCCACCCGAATCTGCGGCACCCGAAACCGGGATGGCCGAGTCCGTGTTCCAGTTCTCGAGGACATCGCCGATCTGCTCCGTGCCTGGCAGCGGCGCGGCAGGTCGGTCGTTCCAGAAGTCGATGCCCTGATTGAGCCTGTCGCTCAGGGCCCTTCCGCCAGTCTGTTCAGCCATGGGCGAGGCTCCCTTCCGATAACGCCCCATCGCTGGGGATTATACCATCGGGGAGCCCCGCCTAGCGGCGCCTCTCGTATGACTCGCAGGCGTACGTGTTGGACGACAGCCACTGGGACGGGAACTTGGCGCACTGGTACATGACCTCGCGGCCCCTGCCCTTGATCGGGTTCGTGTACCCAATGGGCCTGCCTACGTGCACGCAGTTGATGCAGCGCTTGAATCCCATCTCTTCCAGGCGCGCGCGCTCGACGTCGTCCATCCACCCTGGCCTAGGCATCGTAGTCCCCGATCGCAGGGAGGATGTCACCGATCTGCTGGTCGAGGGCACTACACACCTTCAGCAGGTCCTGGACGGGAATGTGGCGCACGCCGCTCTCCCATCTGCATATGGTCGCCACGCCGACGCCGACGGCCCTCGCCAGGTCGCACTGCCTCATCCTCTTCCTGACCCTGGCGACCTTGATGTTCATGCCGAGGGCCTCGTAGAATCCGTCGCTCATTCGTACCCCTCGATTTCCATCTCTCGCGTCTCGATTCCCAGCTCCTCCATCATCCGCACGCACTTGGGCTCAAGATTAGGGTCTGAGTCATGCAGCGGGCATTTGTCGCACTCTGCAAAATTCAACTCGTCGGAGCAATAGTCCAGGCCGCGCACCAGCTCCCGCAGCTTGGCGTTCTCGGCTTTGGCGTCCTCGTGGTAGTGGCCCAGCTGCTCTGCCAGCGCGTGCTCCGCTTCCAGATCTTTCAGCAGCCTGGCATTCTCTGCTTCTGCCTCATCAAGCCAACGATTGACCTTCTTGCGATGCTCAAGAAGGGCTCCCGCGGGCGGCACAGGCGGCTGGTTAAAGTAAGCCCTCATCTCATCAATTGCCTTGCTCATTCGTCCTCCTATCCCCAGCTCGCACATACGGTCGTGCAGCCCCTTCAGCGGTGTCGCGCTACTTATGGCAGTCGGTGCGAGCCAATCCCATATGTCTTGCACCAGCTCCCGTAGCTTGGCATTCTCGGCTTGCAGTCGCTCGACCTCGGCCATGAGCTTCGCCGTGTAGTCGTCCGGTGCAACGGTTACGTCTCGATCGCTCATTCGTCCACCATCTTCCTTCCGCAGTTGGGGCAGTAGTTCGGCAACGACGCTCTGTGGTGGTATCGCCACGGCAGCGTGCCGCGTTCCTCCATGCCAAGCTCCTCGCCGCAGTCGCAGACGAGACGCCTGACCTCCTGCGTCTGGCTCGCACGCTCCCACTCGCCGTGGGGCTTGCACGTCCCGACACCTTGTCGCGTCGTTGTCGCGTCAATGTCGCCCATCGTGGCGGCGATCGCCTGTTCGGGGGTCATGAGCGTCTTGACCTCCAGCTTGCCGTCCCCATACTCCTCGGCTATGAAGGCGTGCGTGCCGTCGGACCAGTAGGTGACGCCCGGGTTCTCCTCGATCCACTTCACCTTCGGCTCGTCGTCTAGCAACTCGCGCAGGCGCTTTCTCGCGGACACATTCCGGACATGTCCGGAATCAGTGCCGCCAATGTCCGAGTAAGTCCTAGTAGGTCCTAGTTCGCTCATTCCGCAACCTCCTCCTCGCACCAGTCGAGGTCCTCGGGCTCCGCCCCGAAGGACGTCCAGTCCCCGACCTTGTCTCGTATCGTCAGCATGTAGTTCACCAGGTCGGCGGCGGTCACGTCGCCGCGGTCGCCCAGGCGGTCGAGCTCCTCGTCGGTCATCCAGTCGCGCAGGCGGAACTCCGGGTCGAACTCGCGGATGATGAACCTGCGGCGGTGCGCCTCGAGGGCCAGGATCTGCGGGGCGTGGTTCGTCTCCATCAGGAAGTTCGCGTTGCACGGGATGGAGAGCCACGCGCCGTTCGGGGTCTTGACCTCGAGGTTTCCCGTGATCATGCGCTTCATCCACTCGAGGAACTTGGCGCTCGGGTCGCCGACGTCGTTGAACGTGACGATGCGCTTGCCGATGAAGTTGTACGCGATGACCGCGGCGGCGTGGCCGGTGAAGTTGGGCTGCGGCGCGTCGGTCAGGGCGAAGTCGCCGTACAGCCTGTTCATGAGCCCCATGAACATGGACTTGCCGTTGCCGCCCCCGCCGACCAGGACGTGGCTCTTCTCGCGGAAGGGCTGGTTGAAGTGGTACATCATGGTCTTCTCGAAGAACCAGTCCTCGCCCACGGCCGCGTCCAGCGTGTAGAAGAACTTGGCGATGGGCCCGTAGTTCTCCGGGTGGACGACGCTCGCGCCGAACTCGGGGTAGCTCTGCGGGGACTCCCACGCGCTGCGCCTGGCGTCGCCCAGGGTCCTGAGGTCGACGAAGCACTGGCGACCGTCGGGGTAGTCGACGCGGATGACGTTCCGCCAGACCAGCCCGTCGACGACCGGGAAGTACCCCTGGAAGTTCGTCTCCAGGAGGTCCATCGCCTTCCTGGCCTCGCGCGAGTCGGCGTGCATGTAGTAGCTGAGCAGGTCGATCGAGTCGCCCAGGGTGTGCAGGGTGTCGCCCTCGCGGACGTAGATCACGTCGCCGCCGAGCAGCACGAGCCTCGCCTTCATCAGCTGGGCGACCTTGGTGCGGTAGTCGTCGTCGTCGGGCGCGTTCGGGTCGAGCGGGGAGTACCCCGCGTAGACCCTGTCCGCGATGTCGTGGAACCGGTTGACGCAGATCCGGTCGGCCTCCATCGGGCTGAACAGCCACTCGTCGAGGGACCGGGCCCTATCCAACTTAGTCATGTGCAGATCCTCCTTGGCCTTGGTCTTCCTAGGAGGAATTATAGCACACTATGGCAAGTTGTTTGCCGGAAAGGAATTATTTTCCTGAGGGGAGCTCCGAGATCCAGTCGGCCGACTCGACCTCCTCGCGGACCTCGGTGGCGGCGACCATGGTCTTGCGGCCGCCGGTCCTCTCGAGGACCATGCGCAGGGCGGCGTCCCTCTCCTGCTTCTTGTCCATGGACGGGCGGCGCATCTTGCCGCGCTCGTCGTCCCAGTAGATGTCCTGGACGGACAGGGCGTAGAGCGCCTTGCACAGCGCCATCATGACCGTGTCGTCGGGCATGAGCTTGAGCTGGCGGCCCGGGGGCATCGACATGATCTGGTTGAGGCAGTCCGAGAACTGGGTCTTGTAGTCGTCGACCTCCACGTCGCGGGGCAGGCCGCCGTCGACGCGGTTGATGATCAGCTGTATGGTGCGGATGTCCTGGCTGAATATGGCGTCGGTGAACATGCGGCACACGAGGTACGTCGCCGCGTTCGCGGTGCCCGCGTGCGAGTCGGGGCCGATCCCGGGCCTCATGCCCTCCGACATCTGGACGACGTCGGAGAGGCGGGCGTTAGCCATCCTGGCGATCTGCTCGTCGACCGTGCGTCCGCTTGTCCGACTTGGAACCAGGGCCGTTCTTGAAGACGGCATCCGTCGAGCCCCCCTTCGCCTCCTCGAGCCGCAGCCGCAGCGAGTAGGGCCGCTTGCTGTTCGAGGCGTACTTGTTGAACCTGTACACGCGGCTGACCGGCTTGCCGTTCATGGTGGTCTGGCCGGTGTAGCTCGTGCAGTAGTACTTGAGCAGGGTGTGGATGAGGCGGCACGCCGCGCCGTCGCGCGGTCCCGGCTGGTGGCCGAAGATCCAGGCGAACACCATGGGGCAGGTCGTGCGGTAGCCGCCCTTGGCCTGGCGCTGGTACCTGGTGCGCTTGAGGAACTCCCTGACCTTGACGTCCATCTCGTAGATGTCGTCGCTCATGTAGTTCGCCCACACGTCGAGGTCGGTGAGCTCGATGGGGATCTCCAGGGACTCGTCGCCCCTGAAGCGCTCGATTACGTCCTCGTCCGGCTGCCTGCGCTGCCTGTCGTTGCTGATCGCCCTGGTGAGCTCCGATGTGTCGAGCATCGCCATGAAGTCCTCCTCCCATCACGCACTGCTTCGTGAATGATACCACACAGAAGGGGGGCCGGACCCTGGTGGTGGTAGGTCCGGCCCCGTGCGCAAGGAGGATGTGCGACCGGCTGCGAGAAAAAGCAGCCAGGAAAAATGCCGGTCGCGTGATCCGCGGACTATGTTACCATATCCGCAGAGAACATGCGAGGACGATGCAGCTATATTGCCGTTCCCGGACGGCGGCGCCGATAGGCGTCCATAAGGTCCCACCAAGAGGCGAATATCCGGGTCATTGCCGCGATCGGGCCATGGCGCCCCGTCGCGCGCGCTCCTCCAATCCCACCCTGCTGCGGGGTCAAGGGACGGGTGCCCGGCCCGGGAGCAAGCATGGGAGGTAGGACAGGTTCGCGCAGACATGCGCACTACTCGCCAGCCAACACTCTTAAAAGGATCAGACACCGCCGACAGAAGGTCGGTGAGAGTTGGTGCCAAGGGCTGCCTGAGGCGCTAAGTGGACGAGGAAGCACCATAGCGACAGCTATGCCTAGAGAGCTTGGAGAGCCTGCAAGCTCACTTGGCCTTGCTTGCGAAGTGAGCGCTCCGACCTGCTGGTGCGGTCGATAGAGTTCTTAGACCTACCTACCCGGGCACCCCAGCGCCCATCAGCGCCCCTGGCGGCCATGAGGTCCCGTCCGGCTGTGCGAGCCGATCGGCCCGAACGTGAGGGTAGGCATTGACCCACATGCCGACACCTCTGCGCACTCCTCCCGTGACAGCTCTGGGGGCAGCGGTATGCGCCCGGTGACCTCGGCATGAGGCGGGGCAGTGGCACCCCTGGAAACCGGGGGGATTTTTCGCGGGGGAACTTCCCACACACCTAATGTCCCAATCATCCTGATATACCTATACCCCCCACCTCTGAGCTGGGCGACCGCCCAGCGTCGCTGTTGCGACCTATGCGAACTGATGCGTGCCGATGGTGGAGGGGGAAGCTGACGTGCAGGGCTGGACGGTCTGCCCTAGCAGACCCGGCTTGTCCGTTGTCCAGCCTCTCGCGGTTGTGTTCCAAGAGTCAAACCCCTCTCAGTCACCGGCACGCGAATGTCGCCAATGGTCGATGCTCGCCACGCGACGCAGGTGCGCCTTGGGTCGGCGATGGGTGAGAAAGGCTCACCCACTGAGACCCGAGGAGGTCACCATGGTTGTCATCACCTACTCCTACGAGAAGTCCGACGAGATCGTCGAGGGCTCCGAGACCTTCGACGACCGCAAGGTGGCCATGGCTTGGCTCAAGCGCCAGGCACACCGGGCCGTCGAGAGGGACATCTCCCTGTGCGGCGTTGTGCACGGCAAGCGCACCTGCACGTTCAGCTGCCAGTACGGCAAGGCCATCCTCGCGTGGCCCAACCCGAAGTCGCTCTCGGGCCTGAGCTCGTGCGACCTGCTGAAGTAGACGGGTGTCCCCTGCATCCATCCGGATGCGGGGGATGTCCTTTTTTGCCTTGGGTCTTCCTTTCTCCCCTCGCGAGAGTTGTCTTGCAACGCGACCCTCGCTTCGCGAGGGGATCGCCTTGCAAGCCAGCTCTCGCTCGTCTTGCCCATGGCCGCACCTCACATGATGGTGCGCCTTGGGTTTGTGATGGAGGCTTGGCCATGGGGGCCAGGCCTGAGGTTAGCCAGAGAGAGGAGACCACCATGGCTACCCTGAGAGAGATCCGCGACGCGATGGCCGACGACCTGCGCAGCCAGCTCCTGCCGGAGGACGAGGTGCGGGAGTTCGTCGACCAGTTCAACGAGAACGCGCACCTTCGCTCCGACCTGCTGGTCACCACCGACGTGGAGATGGGCACGAGGCTCTACGCCTACGCCGACCAGCAGCTCGACGGCTCCTACCTCACGTCGATGCGAATCGATCAGGTACAGGAGATTCGCCGTCGCTTCGTTTAGCCATCCGTTCCCGCACGTGCCTCGGGGCTTCGGCCCCGTCGCACATGTGGGAGCGCCTTGGGTTTGTGAATGGCGGCAGGCACAGGGCTTGCCGCCGATAGCCAGAGAGAGGAGACCACCATGGCTATCAGCAATCAGCAGCAGCAGTACCAGCGCACCTTCGTCCCCCTCGACGACCTGCCCACCGGCGCGGGCAGGACGGACTTCAGCAAGGACGTCACCGGCGTCCTCGTCGGCATCGAGCCGCGCGACGGCTACTACGACTTCGTCGACTCCCGCACCGGCGAGAAGATGACGAAGCCGAACAGCTACATCGCGCACTTCGCCGACGGCAGCAAGTTCAACTGGCCCACCTACCTCGACGAGGAGACGGGCCAGGTGCGGCTCTGGAACCGCTTCGACACCGGGCTCTCGCTCAAGGAGCTCATCCAGAACCAGGTCACCATCCACCTCTGGAAGGATGACCGCAACTTCACGCACCTCGAGGTCGTCCAGCAGTCGACGACCCAGGCGACGAGCGCAGATCTCCCGTTCTAGGAGACGCACCACGATTGGCAGGGTCACCCCACTTGGGATGACCCTGCCAGTCCCCTTTGACGCACCTGCAACTCGTTTTGACATGGAGGTACCTGTATGACATTCGGAATAGACGTCCTCATCATGGCCACGGTCGGCCTCTGCATGATGCTGGTCACGGTCGCCTTCGCCAACAAGCTCGGCTTGACCTGCATGCAACGCGAGGTCGCCGTCGCCTCGGCCGCCGCTACCGCAGCGACCATGGTCGTCGCCTACATCATCATGGCGCGCGTGCTCGACATGATGCTAGGCGCCAACTGGTAGCGGCTCTCCCCGTCCTGCACCTCGCTCCCCCTTGTGGCCCGTCGCCACATGGGGGAGCGCCTTGCGTTCCCGTGCGGGGAACGCACCTGAGAGAAACCAAGTCCACCTGTTAACGGAGAGGAGGTGATGCAATGCCAGACAACTATGCGGTCGACGACGTCATGTCCCTAGCCAGGGACATCCACTGCGGCGACAAGCTCACGCTTGACCTCCTGCGATACGCGGGAGGCGACGCCGACCTGGTGCGCGAGGCGAGCCTGAGGTGCTCCGGAGTGGACAGCCTCAAGGCCTACATCATCGACCACCGCATCAGCAGGATCGAGAGGAAGGAGCAGTAGCAAGTCACATCCCAAGTGAAGCAAGTCAGTCCAAGTCAGAAGGGAAGTAACATCATGTCCAACAACAACTCAGTCACCATCGTGCCCGGCCGGGCATCGTCCATTGCCACCGCGCTTCGCGGTCACATCAACGCCGTCCTCGCGTACAGCCGCATCGGCGACGAGGAGCTGACGGAGGAGGCCATCGGCCAGATGCGCCGCGACGTGACCGCGCTCGAGCGCGAGATCCGACTCAACATGGAGGCCAAGTAATGACGAGCCTCATGGGATTCAAGAGGGTCGACGGCGTGCCGAAGGTGTACTCGACCAGGAGCAACAGCAGCATCTACAAGCCGCTGCTGAACAAGGTCGTAAGGAGTGGCAACGTCTATGCCCTTGACGTCAACGATAAGAAGCGTGCCGCTAGCCTGGCAAATACCATCAGAAGCACGGCGAGGAAGCTGGGGCACGACGTCGTTGTATGTACACGCGGAACCGCAGTGTACGTCTCGCCCAACGACGAGGAGAAGGAGGACTAGGTTGACCGAGTTCGAGAGAATGATACGCCTGCTCGACACGAGCTGGCCCATGCGAAGCGAGATCGTCCCGTGCCTGGTCGGGCCGCCGGGCATCGGCAAGACCGCTGCCGTCAAGCAGCACGCCAGGGCGCACGGCTGCGGCAAGGTCGTCAAGATCGTGGCGTCGCGCTGCGTGCCCAGCGAGACCGTCGGCATGACCATGCCCGACCACGCCAACAGGAGCATGTCCATCTACAACTCGATGCAGCTGTCCTCCCTCGAGGACGGCGACGTCCTGTTCTTCGACGAGCTTCTCGAGGCAGACCAGTTCGTGCTGTCCACCCTGCTCACCGTCATCGAGAGCAGGGAGATGGCGGACGGCACGCCGCTGCCCGACATTCAGATCATCGCAGCGACGAACGACACCATCCCGCCCGACCAACTCAAGGGCAACATCAGGCAGAGGTTCATGTTCATGACGTTCAAGGTGGACAGGAACCAGACCCGGAAGTACATCCAGGAGCAGACCGGCATCTGGGTTCCGGACTCCGTGATCGCCAAGATAGTGGACGACGGCTCCGGCTACAACTTCCTCACACCCAGGTCGCTCACCAAGCTGTGTCTGTGGATGAACGCCGTCGACGAGGAGAAGGCGCCGGAGGTGGCGGACGTCATCAACGACATCTGGGGCAGCAACATCGGCACCGAGCTCATGCTCGCCCGCAAGGCCAGGGACGCCAAGATCCCGACGCCCGAGGAGCAGCTGCGCAGCGTCGTCAAGACGGACATCGGTATCGATGCCTTCGCTGAGGACGCGCCGGACTTCGACGACTGCACGATGACCGAGATGCTCGAGTACCTCCAGAGCCTGCCCGATTGGGACGAGATCAAGGGCAAGCTGGAGCACACGCTGATCGCCACGGCGGAGGAGGACGAGACGCAGATCAAGTTCTGATTTGTGTCCGCCCGCAGTGGTAGCATCTATGACCCCGAGAGAGAGGAGCAAGGAGAATGCTACAGAGAGTCAGGCTCGAGGGAGTCGAGCTGCCTCGGCTCTACATAGCCGAGAACAAGGAGGATGTCATGAAGGCGAAGGCCAGTGGCATCCCCTACATCAAGTGGACGAGGGGACAGGACGAGCTGATCAGGATTCTGCTGCGACCCGCGCTCGAGAAGATGTTCCCGCACATCAAGTGGAACAAGGTTCTCGGACGCAGGAACAGGTTCAAGACCGTCGTCATGCAGGACGAGCTCAGCGAGATGATGAGCCCGGAAGAGTCGCAGATCGAGCTGGCCGGACGACTCGACGAGAAGCCGCCCCAGCCGACGGAGACCGAGGCGACAGAGCCCGAGCCAGACGAGGTCGTCGACGAGGGCTACACCATGACGGAGGAGTTCGACGAGGACGGCGACCTGGTCGAGGTGTCCTCGGGCACGTACGGCGAACGCCTGTTCGATGACACGGACGAGGCGCTGCCCATGGTCATCGAGCACAAGACGGACCTCGAGACCTACGTCGGGGACGTCAGCTCGCAGGTGAACCTCGACGTGCTCCAGCGACTGCGGCTCATGCCCGCGTTCATCGGCGACATCCTGGACTGCGTCAGGCTCAACGTCGGTAACGGCATGTACTGGAGCGAGGGCTACAACAAGAGGCTCGGCCTGCCTGTCGGACGCTACAACTCCAGCGGCCAGCTGCCCAACCTCATTATCCTGGACGTGAGCGGCAGCATCCCGCGAGGCATCAGCGCCACGATGATCTCGCTGATCGACACGCTGCGCTCTCAGCTCACGGCCGACCTCATCATCACGAGCAGCCACAGCAGGTTCTACGCGATGGGCGATGAGCTGCCCGACCCGCAGCGCATCCGTGACATGTTCGGTCTCGCCAACGAGGCGCACGACTTCTTCGAGATCCTCGACACCAGGGTGCGAGGCCGCCACTACGGCCATGTCATCAGCTTCGGCGACAACGACACGCCGACGTACTACGGCACGTTCCACGGAACCCTGGCGGGCACCATCGTCGAGCACGTGCACCACTACCACACCGGCATCTGGGCGGACGACGAGACCGAGACCGGCTATGCCAAGTGGTGCCACATGCTGGCGAGGAAGCCGATCGCCGACTACGACACCAGCTGGTGCAAGGTCATCAAGGACTAGGCAAGGAGGAAAGGGATGGCAGACAAGCCACGCACCATGCTCGACTTCATCACGGCCGCGGCCGAGGCCGAGCGCAAGGGTGGCATCACCCTGAAGGAGTGGACCGAGATCCGCAGGCACGGCACGCCCGAGGAGATCGCCGAGGCGGTCGAGCGGATGGAGGCCGCCGGAGGATACGACAACCTTAACTAGAGCAGAGAGAGGAAGCACACATGCTCACACTGGAAGACAAGCCCAAGGAGTACGACGGCTCCACGATGTCCGAGAGGTTCGCCGCTGACGGCGCGACCACCACGCGCGAGAAGATCGCGTCGGCCATCGAGCTCGTCAAGACCCTGCCGATCAACGGCTGCATCACCGGCTCCTGCCTGCTGCCCGGGTTCGACCCCGACGGCTGGGGCTCGGTGCCCGACGTGGACGTCTTCGTCTTCGGCGAGGACGAGCTGGTGTCCGCGATCGAGATCGCACGGCACGCTCTCAAGATGGTGCCCGGCTCCGGCACCGAGCGCAGCCGCAAGCAGGAGGAGTGGAAGCTCGACCGCCTCAAGCAGGCGGGCCTCAACTACAAGATCGGGATCACGACCTACAAGTTCTGGTGCGAGGGGGTGATCCTCAACTTCACGTTCAAGCAGCGCAAGTTCCACGGGCGCTGGATCCCGATCCTGGACACGCCCGGCGTGCTCCAGTCGTTCGACATGTCCATCGTCATGCAGGGCTATGACATCAAGCACCATGTCATGTACGATATGCGAGTCGGCAGGTGGGACGTGGCCGTGCCAAACCCGCTGCGCGACCACGACTGCGTGATGTGGACGGTCGCCAAGTGGGTGCGCCAGTTCGACCGCGTGGTCAAGTACTACAACCGCGGGTTCGACACGCGACCCATGGCCAAGTTCTACCTGGACATGATCGACGAGTGCATCGAGGCCGGCTGCCTGTTCGACAGCGAGGAGAGCAAGGCGGCGTTCGAGTCCTTCTCGGAGGAGTTCCTCGAGAAGCGCGCGCAGATCGCCGACTGGTACGACACGCACAAGGAGGACTAATGGAGGAATTCAAGGTACGTGCGAGGGACGTGGACAAGGCCACGGCCGAAGACCCAGGCCGCATCGAGCTGACACAGATGCTGAACGGGCTCGCCATGTTCTGCATGGACGGCGGCTACGCCGAGGGCAACCGCAACGAGATCGCGGTCAACCTCACGGTAGCCAGCACGCTTGCCGGACTCGATGCCGAGGACGTGCTCAGGGCGTTCGCGGATGCCGCCCTCATCTCGCAGGATGACGACGACGAGGACCCGCTCACGCGGGTGCAGACCGTCATGGACTACAGCCACCGATTCTCGTGGGACTACATGATCCAACCCGAGTTCTACTCCCAGTACTGGAGGCACAACTCCACGAGGGTTCCGCCCGTCAGGTTCATCCTCGTCTCAGCGTAGGCGAGAGCAAGGTACGCAAGTTAACGACAGAAGGGAATCACCTATGAAGATGTACAAGAAGTCCGACCTCAAGCTCGTCGACGGCATGCTCGTCCATGACGGGGAGATCGTCCAGCCCGACCCCGCCATCGTCGACCTGGCCAACGAGCTCGAGACCTCGCTCCAGAAGGCGGCGTTCGTGGCTGCCCAGCCGAGCGCCACGCCCATGCCCAGCCTCGAGGGATTCGTGCGAGTCCACGAGGACGACGACATCGTGTCCGAGTTCGAGGCCGAGACGCCCGTCACGGACGCCAAGGTCAAGGAGGCCATGGCCATCATGGACGAGGCCGACGACGTCGAGGCGGCGGAGCTCGCGAACGCATCGCTGGCCTACTACGCCGAGCTCATCAAGTTCGTCAAGGCGGACTACGTCGTCGCCGTCGACGCGACGCGCATCGCCAAGTTCGACACGCCCGCGCTCGGCTCCATCCTCGAGCTCACAGTCGACGGCATCAAGGCCGCCGTCGCCATGACCTGCGGCCTGACCAAGGCCAAGGCCAAGGCCAAGGACTCCGAGTAGCCATGGCCAACCCCAGCAAGCAGAAGGGCACGAGGGCGGAGACCAACGTCGCCAGGTTCCTGACGGCGCGTGGCCTGCCCACGGAGCGCAAGGCGCTTGCCGGGTCGGCCGACAAGGGTGACCTCCGCTCGATCCTGCCAGACGGGACGGAGGTCACCCTCGAGGTGAAGGCCGGCAAGCAGACGGCGAACTACAGCAGGAGCACGCTCGACGAGTGGAAGAGGCAGACGTGCGCAGAGTCGATGGCGTCGGGATGCCCGGCCGCCCTGGTCGTCGTGAGGTACAGGAGGTCGCTGTGCGACGCCGAGGTCTGGCTGCTCAATGGCAGGTGGCGATGCGGCAGGGGATGGACGATGACCTACCTCGACGACTTCGCGGACGAGTGCCTGGAGGACGCATAGGAAGGAGGACGACCATGCCACGCGAGTCGCTCGACGAGATACTCCAGCACGGGCAGTCGCCGTACTTCGGCATGTTCAGGGCCGGCCGGCTCGGCTACACGATCGAGGAGGTGACGTCGCACTGCACGGCGAACGGCATACCGCTCCGCGCCAAGGACATCCAGTCATGGCAGGACGGCGCGTTCAAGAACCAGGTGAGCCAGGCAGTCTTCGAGCAGCGCCTCGCAGCGGGCAGGCGCAAGCCGGGCTCGCACATCAACCCGACCGGGATGGTGACGGCAGGGCCGACGATCCTGCCAAGCCCCCGCATCGCGATGCAGCCGAGCTTCGACGGCATGAGGCTCGAGGACTTCCCCAGGCTCCCCGACGGCTGGAAGGGGTGCGAGCGCAGGTTCTTCCCGTGCGCCGCCGACAACCGGCCCATGATGCACTGGGGATGGAGGCCAGGCTTCGAGCCGAACCTCATGCTCAGGCCGGACGCCGAGGCCATCAGCCCAGTGCGATGGGTCGGGCAGAACATGCTGTACCAGAACTTCGTCGTGCTGGACATAGACGGGGTCGGCCACGGTTGCGTGGACGAGCGCGTCATCGAGTTCGGCAACACGCTCCGGGACACGACCACCACGTATGAGGATCCCGCCAAGCGGGGGAGCTTCCACCTGTACTTCAGGACGGACAGGCTCATCCCGGTCAAGCACTTCCCGTACGCGAAGCTGGACCTCATGGGCAACGCGGTCAACGCCGCAGTGTACTTCAAGAACAAGGTTTCAAACGGCGTCCCCATGGCGGAGCTGACCCCGCAGGTGTGGGACGCCATGCAACGATACCAGGTCAGCAGAAGGGACTAGACATGTCTATCAACCCCACCGGCTCCACCAACTACAACTGGAACTACTCGAAGGCCGACAAGCCCGGCTACTCGACCCAGCTGATCGGCACCGTCCTGGCCATCCAGGAGGTGCAGAAGATGGGCTTCACCATGAACGGCCAGCCCGGCGCCCCCGAGTTCTGGCCCGACGGCAACCCGAAGATGAACATCCGCCTCGCCCTCGCCACCGAGGCCGGCGAGCTCAAGACGTTCACCTTCCAGCCCGCAGGCAAGGCCGCGCGCATGGGCCAGAAGAAGAGCGTCCACATGGACCTCTTCGCCCTCACCGGCAACACCGACATGATGAACCTCGTCGGCAAGACCATCTGCATCCAGACGCAGGAGGGCCACTACGGCCAGGGCAACCCCCGTCCCTGGGCGGTGTCGCTGGTCGAGGCCGGCCCGTTCGAGCTGGCCATGCCGCTGCCCGCCGAGTTCAACGCGCCGCAGGTGCTCGCCAACACGGCGACCAGCGGCGGCCAGGTGACCGCGCCGCAGCAGCCTGCCTACCAGCAGCAGCCCGTCCAGCAGTACCAGCCCGCGCCGCAGCCTGCCTACCAGCAGCAGTACCAGCCCGCGCCGCAGCCCGCGCCCGCGCAGCAGTACCCCGCCGGCATGGACCCGAACATCGCCCAGGCCATGCAGGTCTTCGGCGCCACCAGCGTCGAGCCCGCGCAGCCCGCGCCGCAGCCCGCGAACCCCGCAGGCTCGGGCGAGGTCTATGACGACATGCCGTTCTAGTCGACGGCGCACCGACCAGGCGGGGTCATCATGCTGTCGCATGGTGGCCCCGCCCTTCCTTTCGAGAGGAGGAAACATGAGAATCACCGAGGAGATGAGGACGTGGGCCGAGGTCTATCCGTGGAAGAGTGACCATGACGCGGCCGAGGTACGCGCCCTCGCCGACCGCATCGACGTGGCGCATGGGCGCGAGGTAGACGAGGCACGGGAGATGGTGTTCTCCATGCCGAACCACCGCGTCGCCCTGCCAGTTGACGCGGACGGCGTGCCCATCCACCTGGGCGACGAGGTGCACCACACCTACGACCTGCCGAAGTTCCACTACCCGGTGGAGACGCTGGCGCTGACCGAGGAAGGCTGGGAGGTCGACGGCTGCAACCCATGCACCCTGCAGCACTGGAAGGCGCCGACCGTCGAGGACGTGCTACAGGAGTTCAGGGACGTGGTGCAGGAGTGCCAGGACACAGAGGACACCGTCGCCGAGTACGCCAGGCGCATCAAGGAGGCGATGGGTGATGAGCGATAAGGCGTTCGAGTCGCGCGGCAAGTACGTCGTCAGGGCGTTCGGCCGCACGTGCGAGCGGACGGTGTACATGTGCCGCGAGGACGGCAAGCCGTACGTCAAGCGAGGCAGGGTGTACTACCAGCTCGAGGACGACGTGTTCGCCGAGGCCAAGAGCAAGGCGCTCAGGGACAGCCTCGACGAGATCAGGAGGATAGCGAGCCGTCCCCTCAGGGGATATGGAAGGAGCAGCCAATGAAGTGGGAGCACAAGTGCAGCCTGGACTGGCTGAGGGAGAGGCAGCAGTACCTCACCGCCAGCGAGATCAAGGCGCTGCTGCCCGTCACGAAGACGGGCCGTCCGCGCAAGGTGACGGACATGGACAGGCTCAAGATCCTGTCCGGCAAGATGAGGGAGCTCACCGAGGAGGACTGCATGTCCTACGGCGCGGCGGCGCGAGGTCACCTGCTCGAGCCGTATGCGGTCAAGGAGGCGAACAGGGCGATCAGGGCGGCGGTGGCCTCGGCCGGCGGCAAGGCGGAGGAGTTCTACTGGTGGGACGACATACTCGTGTCGAACCCGCGCCGCAGCATCGCGTTCTCGCCGGATGCCCTGAACGTCCCGATGACCGCGAACATCGAGGCGCCGACCGCGCTCATGGAGGTCAAGAGCTATCATGCCCCAGACCATTATATGGCTACCGCGTACACCGACCCGCTGGAGCGTGAGGAGCGTTGGCAGATAGCCACGCCCATGGCGCTGCTCGACCAGATCGACCACGCCTACCTGGTGCTGTTCAACCCGTCCATGAAGAACCCGAAGGACAGGCTCTACCTGTCCCTCTACGACAGGAAAGACCTGTCCGAGGAGATCGACATGATCCTCGAGGTCGAGGAGGAGTGGGACGAGTTCCTCAAGAGGGGATGCCCGCTCCCCTCGAGCACGGTCAACTATCCTATGGACCTCACCGAGGAGGACATCGTGGCCGAGCTGGAGCAGAGGCAGCGGCTCAACCCGTAGACACGTGCGCCCAGGGTGCGGAACATTCCGCGCCTTGGGCGCTTTTTTCCATTAGTATATACTTGGTACATCCGTAGTACATCCTTGGAAAGGAGAGAGATGACCGCGATCAAGAAGGAGGAGCTCGAGCGCCTGGAGGCGGAGCACGGGTTGACGCCCGACGGCCTGTCCTACCAGCACCGCTGCTCCCGCATCGCCGCGATCCAGCGCGGAGAGGAGTGGACGCCGCCCCAGAAGACGGTGCGCAAGGAGGCCGAGCCGGCGGGCGACGACAACGACATCAAGCACCACCAGCTCTACGGCAAGCGCATCCTAATCACCCCGCTCATGCGCCCGGACGCCAAGCGCAACCTGGCGTTCGACGAGGACCTCGGGCCCGAGATCGTCGTCAAGGACTTCGAGGCCGGCGAGCACATCTATGGCGAGCCCGAGAGCGTGACGCAGATGGTGGGCGACTACGAGATCGTCCGCCGCAACACGAGCAAGCACGTCGTCGCCAAGACCACATTCCCCAAGATCGGCACGGAGATCAGCTGGTGCATCGGCAAGGAGCTCGTGCCCGTCGTGCGCGGCAACTCCGGCGAGCGCGGCTACATCTGGTCGTTCCCGACCAAGGTGCTCAGGGTCGGCGACACCCTCATCCAGGCGTACGGCCTCAAGACCCTGATCCAGCAGGTGTTCCCCGAGCTGCTGCCGAAGTTCTCCGGCAAGCCGATCATGTCCTATATCGACGGCGTGACGCTCGCCGCGAACATCCCGATGACCGAGGCGCTGATCAGGCAGGAGCAACGCAAGGAGCGCATCGATGACCGAGCCGGAATCAACTACTAGCGTCCGCGACTGGGTCGAGGAGGAGACGCGGCACATCGACGTCGTCGCCTCCTGGGAGAGCCTGTGCGACACGTACGAGGCCCTCAGGTTCTCAGACCCCATGACGGACGCGGAGAGGTTGGATGAATTCAAGTGGGTAGTCCAGCAGATGAACGTCTTCCTGTCGAAGACGAGGGCCAAGCTGCTGTCGTGCAAGGACATGGAGGCGATGGTCGAGGTGCTGGGACTGAGCTTCACCCCGTCGGGGAAGACGGACCTGAGCGCCCGGAGGTCGCTGGTGTACCAGAAGCTGAAGCAGCAGTGGGTGAGGACGGAGATCGCACGCATCAGGACGATGATGGTGCAGGACATGGAAACGGAGGAGCCGAATGGCTGAGCAGGACGAGACGCAGGCTGTGGATCCTGTGGTCGAAGGCGGCACTGACCCTTGGGCTGATGCGTTTGCGTCGCTCGACAAAGCGGACGAGGGCGCTGCTGAGGCAGCTTCCGGTGCCGAGCCCGGAGATGGAGAGGACGTACCCGATGCCGACGAGGCTGACCATGGTGAGGGTGCCGCTGCGCCTGAGGGCGAGGACGGCCCTGAGCCTGCGCAGGAGCCTGGAGGACCAGGTGATCCTGCTGGAGGCGATGGAGAGGAGGATGCGCGATTTGATTGGGATGGAGTAGACGCCACCGAGGAGAGCGCGAAGCGCTACCGCGAGGAGCTCGTCGAGGACATCCGCAACCGCGCCGTCCGCGACGTCGCCAACGCCTACATCAAGCAGGGCGCCCGCAACCAGAACGGCAAGCTCGGCGCCACCATCCACGACCCCGACGTGTGCAAGCGCGACGAGGACGGCGTGCCTCGCTTCTACAACCCGGAGACGGGCCGCGAGTTCACCGGCGACAACCCCCGCCGCCAGGCGCAGGAGTGGGTCGACGACTACAACCGCGAGCTGCGCGACGCGTTCAACCGCACGTGCGAGGAGTACTCGAAGCGCCTGCTCGACAGCGAGGGCGGCCGGCTCGCCATCATCGAGTTCGCGCCCAAGTACAAGGCGCTCGACCCGATGCGCCGCTCGATGCTCGACGCCGTGCTCGAGGACTACGAGGTGACCGACCGCGACGGCAACGTGGTGTCCTACAGCTGCGACCTGGACAAGGCGCTCTCCGCCGTCAACCGCCAGGTCAAGGCGATCCAGAGCCGCTACTCCAAGGGCAAGGCCACGGCGGCCGAGCCCAGCGGCCCGGCGCTCGACACGCCGAGCACCACCAGCAGCAAGGCCGAGGGCGGCAAGCCGCAGTTCAAGTCGATCGCGGAGGCGATGGAATGGGAGCAGGACCAGCTGCTCGCCAAGATGAAGGGAGACAAGTAATGACAGAGGACAAGAACGTCGAGTCCGTGACCGAGGACGCCGACCCCCGCAAGGTCGCGGAGGACATGGCGAGCTCCATCTACAAGATGCGCGACGACCGTAACAAGAAGTCCGAGGCGGCCAAGGAACACCTCGTCTCGCAGCTCGAGGTGACGGTCGACAAGTACTGCACGGCCAACGGCGTCATGATGGCGCTCGGCGTGGTGCGCGACGTGTACGGCAACGCCGACGACATCGACCTCGAGATCGACCGCGCCAAGCGCATCGCCGTGGAGATGTCGTCCGTGGCCGAGGACCTCGTGGAGAAGGCAAAGAAGCTCCACGCCAGCGAGATTTCCTATCTCTGCGACGGAGTGTACGACAAGGAGTTCGCGACCGGCGACGGTTCCGCGCACGACCTCGTCACCCAGGTCATGATCCTCAACCTCTGCCAGAACGTCGGCCCCAACGCCGAGGACATCACCGGCTTCTGGGAGCAGACCACGCAGGAGATCGCCAAGGCGTGGTCCGACCTCGAGGACTACTGCAAGGAGAACGGCCTCGACTTCGGCTCGTACGTCTACGACGAGACGGCGTAATGGCGATCAAGGTACCCAGGTACTACCAGCCCAGGCCCCGCCAGCGCGAGGCCTGGGCCCGCCGTCTCTCCGGCGAGTACGACTACTACGCCAAGATCTGGCACCGCCAGGCGGGCAAGGACACCGACGACCTCCAGTTCTCGCTCTACGAGGCGTACAGGAGGGCAGGCATCCAGTCGGCGTACGTCGGCCTGGACAACAAGTGGATCCGCCGCAACATCTGGGACAAGTACATCGACGGGCGCAAGCACTGGTCCGACTACCCCAAAGACATCATCGACGTCCACGAGACGCAGCAGCAGGTCCGCATGCTCAACAACCCGGAGGACATGGCGCCGTCGCTCATACAGTTCATCGGCTTCAAGGAGAGCGAGTCACTCATCGGCTCGTCGTACAACAACTTCTACATCTCCGAGCTGAGCCTGTACAAGCGCGGCGCCTTCGACTACCTCCAGCCCATCTGGGACGCCAAGCGCGCCTCGGGCGAGCGCTTCCTGGTCAACGTGAACTTCACCCCGCGCGGCATGAACAACGTGGCCGCCGACTGGCTCATGGCCTACACGGGCGAGGAGGACCCGGAGGCGTGGCCAGGGGCGCACGGCCGGGTGTACGTGGACGTGATGCGCGCCGACGAGTCACTCGACGCGGAGGGCAACCGCATGTTCTCCGACGAGCTGCTGGAGGAGATCCGCCAGCGCTACATCCGCGCGATGGGCAACGACCTCATGTTCCGCCAGGAGTACATGTGCGACTTCCTGGCGGTCAACGCGGGCCTCGTGTTCCCAGGCATCGAGCAGGTGAGGGAGGAGGGCAGGTTCTGCCCGACGAACTTCGACACCTCCAAGCCCGTGTACATGGCGTGGGACATCTCGTCCAAGGACAAGCAGACGGACTGGACCAGCGCCGTGGTGTTCCAGTACTACAACGGGCGCATGTTCATCCTGGACTGGTACGAGGACAACCGCAAGGCCGTGGTCGAGTGCGTGCAGGAGCTGGCCCAGAGGGAGTACTTCCACCTCATCAGGGCGGCGTGCCTGCCGTGGGACTCCGACCGCTCGGGATCCTCCAGCTCCCCGCTCGAGGAGTGCCGCCGCGCCTTCCCGAACATCACGTGGCACAAGCTCGACAGGTCCTACGTGCAGGACGGGATCAACCGCGGGCGCACGCTGCTCGGCAACGCGGTCATAGACAGCAAGCGGTGCGACTGGCTGATGGAGTGCTTCGAGAACTGGGAGTACCGACAGCTCTCGTCGACGGACGACTGGTCCGCCACGCCGAAGCACGACCGCTACTCGCACCTCATGGACGCGTTTCGCTATGCCGCCGACTTCCTGGCGCAGGTGCCCTACATCGAGGAGGCGACCTCCCGCCTGTCCTCCAAGATGCCGAGCCACTACGGCAGCTGGGACCTGGAGGACGACGAGGCCGAGTCCTCGTGGGCCGACATGCCACCCGGCATGAGGCCGAGCAAGTTCTCCAAGCTGAGGAACAAGAGGCCGCAGGACCTGTACGACCTGTAAAAAAAGGGAGCCCCGCGCAATTACGGGGCTCAACCTTTTCCCATTGGGGAGGAATCCATGTTCGCTCCCCCCTGGAGAGACCATGTTTATGATAACATGAACCCGATGGAGAGACCAGTGAGAATCCATCGGACATAGGGCCGTTCCATGACGGCGGTGCCACAGGCGCCATAAAGTTCCCCCGATGGGCGAGACGAATATCATGGTTCTGCAGGGCAAGATCGTGCGGCGTGTGCCACCGCCCCCTGCGAAGAGCACGGCTGGATGGCCCCGAGAGGGATCCCGCCACGCCTGGAAAGGTAACCCAAGGGCCGCTGAGGGTTCAATGTGGACGGGATGCGCCCCTGGGACAGGTATGCCAAGTTAGCTTGAGCGCTCCGATCATCTGTCGGAAGTGGCAACTGGCCACAGCAGAACGGTAACCTAGTGTTACCTTGGTGGTGCCTTGGGCACCTTTTGCACCCTAGCTAGTCCTCTTCCACAGCGGTACCTCGGTGCCACCGGTGGTGGCCACGCTGCCCGATCTCGACCATGTGGTGCCCATGTAGCTTGATGCCGGCGACGCGTCCGACATCATGTACGACCCGATGGGGGGATACGCCTCCCGCACGGCGCTGGCGACCCTTCCGGGGATGTCCTGCTCGGCGACCTCCTCGGTGACCTTGTTCGGGATGGTCACGTTGATGGCGTTGCTGAGCGTCTGGTTCAGAGCCGCTATGGCCGCCGCCATCTCCTGCGGCAGGGCCTTTGCCGCCTTCGAGGAGGACCACGCGAGCCTCTTGAAGTTGGTGTTGCACTTCCTTGCGAATGCGATCATGTCGTCGTTCTGGGAAAGGTTGACTATCTCCATCATTGGCTCCCTTCTTTCACGACACCATGATAGCGGGGAAGGGGCCGCCAGGGGAAACCCCGGCAGCCCCTCCCGTGAGGCTACATGCCGATCAGGCCGGTGAGGTCGTTGCGGATCTTCGCGCGTGCCTCGGGCGTCGAGGTCGCGAGCATGTCGCGGATCTCGGCGATCGGGTCGGCGTGCCCCGTCATGCCGCCGCCGTAGCCCTGGCGGCTGTCTGCCATGGGCATGCGCCCGGAGTAGCCGGAGTTGCCGCCCATGGCCTCGGTGACGGAGCGGTAGTACTCCGCCTCCCAGCAGGACTTCTCGGCCTCGGCCAGGTCCTTGACGATGTCGGCCAGCTCGCCGACCTCCTGAACGTTCATGCGGTCGATGCTGCCGCGCTCGGTCAGCGCAGTCTCGATGCGGCCCAGGACCTTGTCCTTGGTCTCCTGGATCATGTGGTTCATCTTCACACCTCCCTACTCGTTGACCGGTGAGATGGTGAGGTTGCCGCTCACGACGCTGATGACGGGCGTGGGCACGAACGCGGGATCGTCGACCGAGCCGTTGACGTACTCCACGGACAGCGAGGGGCAGCACCCCCACGGGATCTTGACGATCTTGGTCGCGGTGACGTTGCCGTACTCCTCGACCGCGGCGGGCGTGAGGATGGCCCTGCTCGACTCGATGGGCTCGCCGCCGATGGTGAGGGCCAGGGCGATCGGCCCAACCGTGCCGCCGGTGGGAACCGCGATGTTGCCGTTGAAGGTCACCTGGTACTCGGTGAGCTTGCGGCACCCACATGGGCACATGCGGTTCAGCCCCCTGAGCTGGAACGTGCCGTTCCCGTCGTCATGGTAGACGCGACCCTGGCTGCACGGGATGGAGTCGTTGAAGATGATGGGTGCGTTTAGCGCCACCGTCTGGGGCGGCGCGATGAACTCGCAGGCCATGTCCTACCTCCCTAGGCGCTCGCGCAACCGCAGCCGAACCCCTGCTGGCAGCAGTTGGGGTTGGGCACGACGTATGCGGGGCGCGGGACGGGAGCGAGGTACTGCTCGAGCGCGCTGGTCTGGGCCGCGTTGTCCGCGATCAGCTGGGCGGTCTGGAGGTTCTGGGACGCCGCGAGGTTCATCATGTTCACCTGCTGGCGGAGGTTCGCGATCTCCTCGTTCTTGGCGTCGATCTTGTCCTGGCACATCTGATCGATGATGCGCTGGGTGCCCGCGTTCTGCGAGGCGATGATGTCGCGCACGCCATCAGAGAGCGCCGCGCGGTCGGAGCAGTGCTCGGCGAGGATGGTGGCCGTCTGCTGGGCGTTGCCGAGCTGCATGTCGGACGCGAGCTGGGCGGTCTGCATCTGCGTGGCGTTGAACCCCTGCATCATGCCCATCTGCGTCTGGGAGAAGCCGTTGGCCACGTTGGCGTTGACGCCAGCGAAGCCGTTGCAGAGCTGCTCGGATTGGTTGAGCCAGGGGTAGAGCTGGTCGCCACCCACGTCACCGGCGCCACCGTTGCCACCTCCGTAGCCGTAGCCACGGCCGAAGCCGCCGAGGAGGATGAAGAGGAGCAGGATCCACCATCCGCCCCCGTCACCGAACCCGTCACCGTCGCGTCCGTTCGTCACGGCCGCAAGGTCGGAAAGCGAAATGTCGTTCATTTGTGTTGCCTTTCTACTGCGTGTCTTTTCGCTTGCCCCTATTCGAGATCGTGTGCACCCGATCGGATAGGCTATCTGAGTAGCTGCCTCACCTGGGAGATGTCTATTCCGTTGTCCCTGAACGCCTGCTCCGGCGTCTTGCCCTTGTTCTCCTCGACGAACCTGGCGAAGTCCGGGTTCGCCCGCATGAGGGCTTGGATCATGGAGCCGGGGTCATTGCCGAGCATCTGCCGAAGCAGCGACAACTGGCTGGCCAGCTGGCTGCTGGGCTGCGGGTTGCTGCCGAACTGCTGCATCAGTCCCATTCGACGCTCCAATCATCCCGTCGATCCTGGAGACGAGCCTGTCGAACTCGTCCCGGCTCACGTAGTCCGTGCCGACCGGCTGCGGCTGCGGCTTGCGGGGGGAGAAGTCGAACGTCTCGACCGTCTTCGCGCCGGTGCCGTCCGTCGACACGACGTAGAAACACGTCCCGTCCTTGTCGAACAAGGCTGGGGACGTGCTGTTGGGAGGCAGTTGGTATTGCATTGCGGAGTCACGGCCGTTCACCTTCGTGATCCCGTTGACCGGCTGCTGATACGTCGGCATCGGGACCGACGGTAACATTTGCGTCTGCGTGAACGGCGTGGTCCATGTCGGTTGGTACATGAATCCTCCCTAGGCACCAATGATGGCGGCGGCGAGCATCGCGTACAGGAGCACGAGAAGGCACGCCGCCACCATCATGACTATGTCCATCTTGTTGTCGTACATGCCTAGCGAGCCAGGATCTCCGCGAGCTGCTTGCCCCAGGGGCCCTTGCCGTAGATCACGTCGACGCCGTCGCCGAGGACGATGTGCGGCATGTTGCCCGCGTCGCGCTGCTTCTTCGCCTCGCCGTACAGGAACTCGACGAACTTCTGCTCGTCCTCGGAGTGCAGGGGGTGCAGCTTGACCCCGTCGTAGAGGTAGCCGACGCCGTCGAATGCGATGATTGCCCAGTTGGTCATGTCGATCTCCTTAATGTCGATTTGCTTGCCCTCGTCCTCGCGCTCCGGGCCGACGTAGCGGAACGCCGTCTCCCATGCCTCGGGGCGGAAGCCGCTCCACGTGGCCTCGTCGCCCGTCTGGTCGCCCTGGTAGCCGTCGATGTCGTGGTCCTCGCTGTGGCGGAACCCGGCCTGCACGCGCGCGCCGTCCATGTCGATGCACAGCTCGGTGTGCCCGGGCACGAAGAGCACGTCGCCGTCCTGGGCGTCCCAGACGTCGATCTCCTCGAACCCATGCGACAGAAGGACGGAGCGCTCGTTGCCCGTCCAGGTGTAGCTGTCCCAGTAGTCCCACGGCAGGACGCCCACGGCCGCATAGCACATGCGCACGGCCTCGGAGCAGTCGTAGTCGCCTCCGTGGATCGTGACGCACTCGCCGTCGCTGAGGTACACGTCCTCCGTGGTGCCGTCGCCGGCGCGGTGCGGCTGGCTGTATCCGTGCGCGTTGTGGCTGACGAGGTGCCACATGACCTCCGACGCGGCCTGTGCCCTACTCAGCGGCATTGGTATCACCCGGCTTCTCGTAGGTCAGGGCGCGGGCGCTGTCGCCGATGCCCGCCGTGGTCGGGTCGGACACGATGCCGAGGATGGCGAGCACGGCGAAGAGCGCGTTGACGATGGCCGTCAGCTGCTCGCCGAGCACGCAGAAGTCCCACTTGTAGCCAAGCGGAGCGCCGATGACCTGCACGAGCAGGAGCAGCGCGGGGACGAGCGCGAGCCAGAAGTTCTTGTTCTTGATTCGTACCTTCCAGTTGATCATTGTCTTCCTCCTATCCCTTGTCCTTCAGTTCGTCGATCTGGTGGAACGCCGACTTCATCTCGGACTCTAGCTTGTAGGTCCTCTCGATGACATTGTTGTGCTTGTTGACGTCGACCCTGAGGTCGTCCAGCTTGGCCGAGAGTGCGCTCAGCTGTGCGCCGAGGTCGCTCGTGGTGCGGGCGAACTCCTCGACGTGGCTGATGCGCTCCATGACCGACGCCTGCTGCGCCTCGATGTGGGCGAACCTGGAGTTGTACGAGTTGCGGATCGCGGCCCATCCGCCGAGGATGAAGACGGCGATGGCCACGAGGCCCGAGAAGCTGGGGTATAGGGAGTCGAACATCACTTGTCCCCCTTGTGGGGCTCGAGCGGCAGCTCGCGGATGCGTGACGCCACGGCACCGATGACCCCGTTGCCGCCGTCACTCACATAGGACGCGTAGAGTTTCCCGTAGACCTCGCGCTCCTCGACCGTGTAGCAGCCCTTGGCGACGCACTTCTCGTAGTTGTCGAGCAGCATGGTACGGGCGATTGCTAGGACGATTGCGCGCTCGGCCTCGCGGCGCTCCTCCTCCATGCGCTCGGCCTCCGCGCGCTCGGTGCGTGCGTCCTCGCGCCTCTGGTCGAAGGCGTCGAGCCTCTTTGCCGTCGCCCGCTGCGTCACGAAGACGACAAGCGACGTGAAGACCGTCGTTGCGATGGTTGCCAGAAGTGGGTCCATGATGCCTTGGTTCTGTCGCGTTTTTCATCCGTCGTCCTGGCTAAGCGAATGATACCACTATGGGTCATGACTTTTCCGGAGATCCCGCGACCATTGGTCCACTACGTTCGCAAACGGCCCGTATTCGGGCTCTCAGCGCCTCGTCTACCTGCGGTTATGTGACGCATAAAAACACCCGCCGAGTTTCGCATCACGTCCGTGGACGGATAGGCGCGGCGGGTACGCTGGCGCCATTGTACCAAAAACAGGAAGTCCCCCAACTTTCACCAATAGTCCGAGCGACAAGCACTCGAACCTAGATCCAGTTGGGGGACATGCCCTCCCGCGGGGGTGGACGCGTCGCCCGTAGCCATGCGCGTCGTTGCCGGCTTCTATTCTACTCGAATCTCGCGACCATGTAGTTGACGCGGTTCGTTCCGCGGCAAGCGTCGGAGTAGCCGTAGACGTTGACCACCACGCCGCCGTTCTGGAGGGCCGCCAGGTACGTGACCGGGACGGCATTCCAGTCGCCGTTCGTGAGGAAGACGATGTGGTGGAGCGGGTCGGAGTACTCGCCGAAGTCCCTCTTGAACGACTCGGGGTCCCACAGCAGCTGGGGAGTCGTGTGCAGGTTGAACGTCTTGGTGCCGCACCTGACCCAGCGGAGGCAGCCGGTGATGTTGCGCAGGGCCTGCTGGGCGTTGTTGGCGCCGGTTCCGCCGTTGGCGACGGGGATCGCGCCGGTGGTGTTGCCGAGCCCGAGGCGGTTGCGCTCCGCCTGTGCGGACGTGACGCCGGTGCCGCCCTGGGCGACGGGGAGCGTGCCGAACGTCGGCGTGCCCGTCTCTGACGTGGCGTACAGGGCGCCGCTTGCGGGGCTTATGGTCTTGATCGCGGACTCCCCGTTGCCGAGCATGACGGCGTTCTGCGCGAGTGAGGATTTGCCCGTGCCGCCGTTGGGTACCTTGATGATCCCGGACGTGATGTTGTCCGCGTTGCTGACGGACTGGCGCACCTGGTCGAGGGAGCCGACCCCGTCGTAGACGTTGCCGCCCGCGGTCACGTCTCGAGACGCGCTGACCGATGCGGGCGAGATGTTCTGCCCGCCGATGATCGCGTCGGCGGCGTCGGCAGGCGTGGTGCCGCCCGTGCCGCCGTTCTCCACCGACACGGGGAACCTGGCGTCGATTCGCTGCGCAAGCTCGAGGGCCTGCTGCGCGGTGATGTTGCCGCGCGCGGCGTCGGAGGTCATTGCCCAGTAGCGCTCGTTGGTGATGGGCACGCCTGCCGGCACGTCGGTCTTGGACGTGTACGTGCTGCCCTCGTGCGTGACGATGGTCAGCGACTCGTACTCGCGCGAGGGGTCCCACTCGATCGGGTCGGCGTAGACGGGGACGTACCTACGCCCGATGTACTGTGTTACGCCCATTTGTCAGTTCCTTCCTATTCCGAGTCCGGCTGGATGGTGAGGGTGGTCTTGATGCCCCATCCCATGCCGCAGAGGTTCACCACGCCGGACGGGGTCGTGCCGAACGCGACCGAGATGGTGTTGCTGACGACGTTGATGCGGCCGACGGCGCTGTCCGTGTACGCGACGCCGGTGGCGAACTGGAGGTCCATGTGGTCGGGCATCCTGAGGATGTTGGAGCCGTTGGCCAGGTTGGCCTGACAGTCGAACTGGAAGAGCACGATGTCGCCGATCCGGGCGACCTGGGCGGCCGCGTCGCTATTGGGGGTGACCGCGTTGCCCCACAGTTCGTCGTCAGTGCCGCTCCCCTGATCGGCGCCGTAGCGATAGACGTACCTGACCTGCGGGATGACGGTGTCGACTAGGGCGCTGGCGAGGTTGGCCGTCTGCTCCACGTCGTACAGTGTGCGGAGCGAGCCACCGGTCGCGGGGACGTCCAGGCTCGCGCGGGCCTGCGCGGCGGTCGTGGCGCCCGTGCCGCCGTTCTCGACGGACACGGGGAACTTGAGCTGGTACTTGCGGTCGACGGTCTCGATCTGCCCGCCGAGGAGCATCAGGCGCTCATCGATGCCGCTGATGTCGGGATTGCCCGTGCTGGTGCGGACCCAGTACTCTGTGTCGGTGATCTCGACGCCGACGGGCACGGCGCGCTTGGACGTGTACGAGTCGTTCCCGTATGTGACGATGGTGAGAGGCTCGTACGCACGGGTGGACGACCACTCCACGGGGTCCGCGAAGATGGGCGTATAGCGTGCGCCGATGTACTCCGTCTTTGTCATTCGCTACACCTCCTGGGAGAGCGGCGTGTAGAGCGTCGCCTTGATGTTCGTGATGTCCGTCTGCTGGGCCGACAGCGTGGTCATGATGCTTGCCAGCTCGGCGGAGACGTTGTTGAGACGGGTGGCCAGGTCGGACGTCTGGGTCTCGAGGGCGGTCACCCGGTCGCCGATGTCGGCACCCGGGTCCACCTCGTTGACCACGTCGATCATCTCGTTGATCTTGTCGATCGAGTCGATGAGCGAGGGGCGTACGACCTTGTCCTTGGTCAGCTTGTTGATTGGCATGGGTTTTCCTCCTTATGCCGTTCTCTTCCAGATGTACACGGCGAGATAGGGCGGCATGTTGTTGTGGCTGCTGCTTGCGCTTGCCGCCGTGTTGTCGCCCGTGTTGCCGTTGTAGCTCGAGGTGGCTGGCTGCGTGTTGGAGGAGGCCCAGCCCTTCTTCCCTCCCTGTGGGAATTGCAAGTAGTAGCCACCACTGTATCCATAGTCGTAGTCGTATATGGTGTAACGCGGGCTTGTGTGCTCGTGCTTCATGCTGTGGTGGTGGGCTGGCAAGCCAGACTCGCCTGATGTCAGCTTGTGCGTCGCCTCGCCGCCCGTGTAGCCGGCGCGGACGCTCGCGGTCGAGTTCCCGCCATAGGCGCCGTTGTCCGTGGCGCCGAGGAGGAACTGGCCCGTGATGCGCTCCCACGTGCCGCCGAAGAGTGTGGCGGGCGACGTCGAGTTGACCGACATGTAGACGCTGCCGACGGGGTAGACGAGGTCCACTATCGAGGAGGCGGGGTTGTTGACCGCGTCGATGACCTCGTTGGTCTTGTCGATCAGCGCCGATGCGGACTCGCGCACCGCCCCGTCCTTTGATAGCTTGGAGATCGGCACGGCTAGTCACCCTGCCCCGGGTAGTCGATCTCGGTGTGCAGGCCGCCAATGCCGCCGATGCCGCCAGAGCTTCCGGAGTTGCCCGTGGTGTCGATGCCGAGCCTGGTGTACAGGGTCTGCTCGATGCGGGCGATGCGGTCCTCGAGCTCGCCGGGCGTGATGTCGTCGTAGCGGCCGGTGTTGTCGATAACGCCGGAGCCGTCGACATCGTAGCGCAGGATGAGGCGGCCGTAGTCGAACTCGCCGTAGTTGGTGCCGGTGTCGAACTCGATGTCCTCCCAGTTGTCAGGGATGTAGGCGCAGAAGTGGCCGTCGTCGGTGAGGCCGAAGTAGACTCCGCGGCGGGCGAACGTCGAGATGCGGTCGTCGTTCTCCTTCGCCTTGCGGGCGAGGTACTCGTCCTGCTCGCGCTTTACGTCGGCGATGTGGGCGTCGAGCGCGGCGCCGAGTGTCGCGACGGTGTCGTCGACGTATGAGAGGACGGTCTCCTTCATGACGCCGGGCCCGACGCGGATGTGCGAGTCGAACGTCACGACACCATTGGGGGACACGGACGTGGCCACGCCGATGCCGAACTCTGCGACCCCGTCGTCGTCGGTGCCGTGGAACAGCACGATGTCGCCGACGCGGATGTCGCGTGCGGCGCCGAGCTGCTCGGTGGTGAACTCGGACGCGGAGGCAGTGTAGGCGTCAGGGGTGCCGACGAACTCCTTGTCGCACACGTAGATGCGCGAGCCGGGGTCGAGGTTGGGCGTGGTGGAGATCACCTCGCCGGTCTCCTCGTCCCTGAACTGGAGGCGGTAGTACCCGTACGGGTCGCCATCGACGACGCCCACGGTGACGCTGTGTCCCCGCGGGCCGATTCCGATTGACGAGTGCAGGTGGTGGTGCCTGTCGCACGGGCCCGCACCATGGCTGTAGATCGGCATGGGATCTCCTATCCTATCGGCCCTGCGACGATGTGCAGGGTTCCCTTCGTTACGACGTCCCGGAGCTGCGTGCCGAGCTCCTCGGACTCGCCGACGGCGTAGACCGCGAAGCTGACGTCGGCGCCCCTCTCCTCGAGGTCGGGGCACATTGCCGCGATGGAGAGCCTGACGACGTCATAGTCGATGTCGCCGGACATGGAGAGCCCCTCCGGCGGGTCGAGCAGCGAGACCTCGATCGACTCGTACCCCTCGCCCGGGAGGTCGATGGGATGCGCGACGATGATGCGCCCATACCTGCGCGGCGGCAGCTGGCAGGATCGGTCGGGATGGTCAGGCGACGGCCACCCGATATGGTCGTGCATCATCCTGTCGTGGCGCGGGGGACGCTCGAGCCAGCCGTAGTTGCACGGGATCGACATGCGGGAGATCGTCCCGTTGTCGACGGAGATGTCGCTCTTGGTGGCGACGTCGCGGAATTGCTGCCGTTCGTCTGGCAGGCGGTACCCCATCTCGAGCCTCCTACGTGAATATTGCCCTACGGACGTCATTGTAGCATTTGAACGTGGGGTGGACGCGCCCAGCGGAACGGTGCGAGACGCTGTCGTCGAAGCCCCAGACCTGCCCGACCTTGTTGGACAACGTGTACACCCTCGCGATGAAGTGGGACATGCGGAACCTGGCGGTGCCCGTCATCGTGATGACGTACGACATGACCCTCTGGTCGACCCTCATGTGCACGGTGAGGTCGAAGGCCTCCTCGGCCTCGTGCACGGACTTCCTGACCTTGATGTCCCTGCCGAACATGTCGACCATCCTGATCTCAATGGTGACGTCCCCGACCAGGTAGTCGAAGTGGAACTCCATCTGGCTCAGGTACTGCCAGCCCTGCTGCGGCATCTGCGTCGAGAGCTGCGCCGTCTCGACCAGGAAGTCGTGGCGGGGCGCCGTGGCCTCGTCGTCGCTCGCCGTCGTCGGGAGCATGAGCACCCTGTCCCTCGTGACGATGCCGATTCCCTCCCTGAGCCCCTGGTAGTCCATGTGGAACAGGTTGAGGATGGGGGAGTCGGTGTCGAGCGTGTACGTCCACCACGCCTTGAGGTCGATGTCGTAGCAGAACAGCACGCTGTCGAGGTTGCCATCCTGGTCGGAGGAGGCCCCGAGCGCCATGTAGAGGACGTCGTCGCACTCGAGGAGCATCGCGTTGGAGAGCCTGGTGTCCACGTCGGCCGCGTCGGTGAACACGGGCTTGATCGCGTCGCTGACGTAGTTCGTCCTGATCTGGGAGTTGTACTCCATGGTCATGGTGGTGAGCGCGAGGCCATACCTGCTGACGGAGTAGAGGCCGTCCGCGCACACGATGGCCCCGTCGTAGCTCTTGCAGCCCACGGCGCCGGAGACCTGCTCCGCCTGCCAGGACTTCATGCTCTGCTCGTTGGAGATCGAGATGCTGTTCTCGACCAGGTTGAACCGCTGCTCCTTGTGGGAGTTCGGGGAGTCGCAGAGCATGGTGACGATCGACGCGCCGGACTGGGTCTTGTACTTGCAGACGTGGCGCACCTGCTGTCCCGTGCCGGGCTCGACGTCCACGAAGCCGCCTCCCGTGCCGGGGCTGATGCTTAGCAGGTTGCCCGGGTTGCCGCCGATGTAGAGGCGCTGCGGGTTGTCCGCGTCGCCCCAGAAGTACATGCGGCCGTCGATGTTGCACACCCTGGAGGCGTGCACGCCCTGCGTGTAGTTCTCGGTGGGGACGACGAGGTTCGCCGTTGGCCACATGCTGGTCGCGTCCACGTACCCGTACCAGTCGTACGTCCACCTGGTCGCGTTGGCGGCCACGTCGACCCTGCCGAGGAACAGCATGGACATGGCGTTGTCGGTCGCGTAGTAGAGCTCGACCGCCTTGACGCCGTAGCCCTGCGGGATGGTGCCGTCGATCCTGAGGTACCTGCCGGCGTGCCACTCGCTGACCGGGTGGTTCGCGTAGAACACCGTGTTCTGGGACGCCTTGGTGGGGCCGTACTTGTTGACCCACGTGTGGGCCAGCTCGATGCGGAAGCAGCACTCCTCCGACATGACGAGCGCGAGCACGAGGTCGCCCATTCCGGTGAGGTGCCCGTCGAAGTCGGTCTGCGGGTCGGGGACCTTCTTTGCGTTTGCCACGCTCGAGACCAGCCCGCTCGCGTCGGCCGTCCCGGTCCACATCTCGTTCTGCCGGGTCATGGCGATCAGCTTGTCGTCGTAGTAGTCGAGCGAGGTCCACGTGTGACCCGACCCGGTGACGTTGGTCAGCGTGACCTCGGAGCCCGCACCGGTCACGGTGTCGACGCGGAGGATCTTGTCGGCGGTCGTGGCGAGGTACAGGTACTTGCCGATGAGGACCGCCGGGCCCGTGGCCGACACCGAGTCCTTGATGGTCACGATGTCGTCGCGGGTCTCCAGGGTCTTGTTGGCGGCCACGGCCACGTTGTTCTGGAGGAACGTGTAGTTCATCTGGAGGTCGGTCTGGTCGCCGGGGTCCTCGCGCGCCACGTCGACCGTGACCCCGCCGGAGAGCCGGTTCGCGTGCTGGAAGTTCATGCCCGCGAAGTCGCGGAACACCTGGAGCTTGGGCTCCGAGTTGGCGGTCCTGCCGCCGCCCTGCGCCCTGCGGTTGGAGGAGGAGGACGATGACGACTTCTTGCTTGGCATCGCGCCCTCCCTAGAGGATCTGGACGTACCCGAGGGTCGACGTCTCGTAGGTGTCGGTCGTGGTGTGCGCCGAGTCGTTCTCCCTCATGGCGGACAGGAGCTTGCTGCCCTCGTCCGTGAGGGACTGGACGCGCTCGGACACGGACGGGTCGGCCTCGGCCCTCTTGGCGGCCGTGCGGACGATGACGTAGTACGGGTCGGGCAGCCACGTGAGGACGCGGTCCTCGTACGCGAGCGGGCAGTGGTCCGGGCAGGAGTCGTCGCAGATGTGCAGCGGCTCGATGTAGCGGACCACGTCGGTCTCGAGCCACCCGCCGGTCTCGTACGAGGCCCACGGGCGGTTGAAGGTGAGGACGTCCCCGACGACGAGGGCGCGCTGGTCGCCGCTGTCGACGTTGAGCTCGCCCCACTCGTCGTACATCTCCACGTAGCGGCGGTTCCCGGTGCGGGCCTCCTCGAGCGGGATCTGCTCGATGCGCCCCCTGCGGAACGGGCTGTGCAGGCGCACGGCGTCACCATAGCCGGTGCAGAGCTTGTACACCTCGTCCGGGATCTCGACCTCCTGGATGCCATGGTGCGGCGGGTTGACGGCCGGGCCGATCTCCCAGCGGTCGCGGAGGAAGTTCCAGTCCTGCTCCTTCTGGAGCTCCTGGAGCACGAAGTTGGCCTCCATGACCACCTCCTTGAACTTGTCGCTCTTGGAGTGGAAGGAGCCCTCGACGGAGTCGTCGACGTCCAGCCGGACCTTGTACACCGCATAGAGGACCTGCTGGACGAGGTCGGCTATGGTGAGCCCGCGTGACATTATCTCTTGCCCTTCCTCTTGGCGTTCCTGAGGGCGTCCATGAAGCCGCCCTTGCCCTTCTTCTTGCCTCCCTTGCCCTTGCGCATGGGAGGGGTGACCGACTCGACGTCCTCGCCGGGGATCTCGAACGGCATGCTACTCTTCGCCATCCTCGGCCTCCTCACCGGTGTCGCCGAACTTCTGCGCCTTGGAAGCGGCGGGCTTCTCGGGCTTGCCGCCGTCCTCCGGCTCAGCCATGCCCACAGCCTTGCCAGACGAACGGAGGAAGTCCTCGCACATGTCGCGTAGCTTGGTCACGAAGCCGATGGCGTCCTCCGTCGGGCACGGCTCCTCGAGCTTGCCGTGCATGCCGGGATCCGTCGGGTCGATGCCCATGATGATGGTCATCACGTCCTCGCCGAACGGGCCGCCTGCCGTCTTGTCCTTCATTCTATCCCTACCTTCCGTTGAACCTGTTCATGAGCCGGCTGAAGTAGTCGCCGCCCTGCAGCTGGTTGCGGGCGTTGCCGACGTTCATCGAGTTCGCCGGGTTCCTCTGGCCGGACGTGGTGGTGCCCACGCCGCGGTTGTCGGGGATGACGTAGCCGGAGATGCGGGCGTTGTTCTGCTGCGCCCTGCCCTCGTCCCATGCGGTGGACGAGCTGAGGGACGTGTCCCCGCCGACCTCGCCGGTGCCTCCGGGGAACAGGCTCGGGTTGATGTTGTTCATGTTCGCTCGCCAGTCGCCCTCGATGTCGCGGATCGCCTTCTCGGCGCTCTGCATGGCGTCGCGGCGTGCGACGCGGTTCTGGTTGAGGCTGTCCTGGTACGAGTTCTCGACGGCGTCCTGGTTCTGCTGGTGCTGCGCCCAGTAGGTGTTGTTCTCCTTGTCGTTGCGCGACTCGAGCATGCGCATGAGGTTGCCCGTGGAGCTGCCGTTCATGGCCGTGCCCATGGAGCCGAGCAGGCCGAGGGCGGAGTTCTGGAGGTCGCGCTGCGCCTCGAAGCGGTCGGCGCTGGTCTTGCGCGAGTTCTGCCTGAGCTGGACGTCGGCCAGGGCGCGGTTCTGCCTGTCCGCGAAGTCGTAGTTGCTCAGCTGCCTCGCGAGCTGGTTCTGGACGTCACGGACGTTCTGCTGGGAAATGGCGGTCTGGTTGTCGGCCGCCATCTGCTCTCGGTCCGTGAGCTCCGCCGAGTCGTAGTCTGCCATCGTTCACCTCCCTGTGTATGAGAAGGGGGCGGGCGGCCATCGGCTACCCGCCCCCTGGTCTGTCCTGCCGGGTCGCCGCCTACTCGACGGTGACCGTGATGGTGTCGGTCTTGCTGGAGTCGCCGACCGCCGTGAAGGTGATCGTGGCGGTGCCGGCGGCGACGCCGGTGATCACGCCGTCGGGGCTGACGGTCGCGACCGTGGTGTCGCTGGAGGCGGCGCTGAAGCCGCGGTCATAGCGGCCGGTGCCGCTGACCTGGACGGAGGGCCAGGCCTGCATGCCCGCGCGGACCGTGGTCTCGGAGGGCGTCGCCGTGATGCCGGTGATGGTCGGCGTGTCGGAGGGCGACGGGTTGGTGACGTGCTCGACCTTGATGGTCGGGGTGCCGACGTTCTCCTGGGAGTCGACGATGAGCAGGATGCCGTGGGAGTACTGGGGGATGACCCAGGCGTCGTGCTTGACGTCGAAGACCAGCTCGGTGAACTTGCCGCGGGTCTTGCCGCGGTCGGTCTCCATCGCGCCGTACTCCTCGCCGAGCTGCGCGGCGGGGCGGTAGACGGCCATGCCGATGACCTGGCGGCGCGTGATGGGGCCGACGGGGCCGGTGGGCGTGCCGATGCCCTGGCCCGGGTAGCCCTGCCAGGGGAAGTCGTTCAGGCTTCGGACGGACCAGTCGACGTCCTCCTCGAACTTGGCGTCAGGGGTGCCGTAGTAGGGCACGGAGGACGGCATGCTCAGCGGGTAGTTGGTGACGACGTTGCGGAACTGCTTGGTGCTCTCGTCGAAGTAGGTGCCGATGTAGTTCGTGGCACGGGTGCGCGCGGACTCGGACAGCTCGTTCTGGAGCTTGAGGACGCCGTCGGGAGCCTGGATGGAGTTGATCACCATGTCGAAGGCGGCGGTGCCGTCGGGGCTGTGGACGACGTTGTTGTTCGCGTCGAGGTACACCTTGGGGAAGTACTGCGACGGGATGGAGAAGTCGAAGTCCCAGCCGTAGAAGCGCTCGAAGCGGCCCTCGACCAGCGCGTCATACGCCTTCTCGGTGGCCGGCGTGGTGCCGGGGACGCCGATGAGGTTGGAGAGCAGGTCGTCCTTGTACGCCTTGTCGAGCAGGATGACGCGGTTGTCCTCGGGGATGAAGAGGTTGGTCCACGCGACGTCGATGGCGTTGAGCATGGGGCGGACGTTGAGGCTGTCCCACTCGATCGCCTTGATGGGCGCGAACTCGGGCTGGAAGCTCAGGCCCTCGTAGGGTCCGGGGGACGCGATCCACTGGCCGTCGCAGTCGAACATGGCGCCCTCGTTGGCGTGCGTCTGGACGAAGCGGCCGGAGATGTGGCCGTTGGCGATGGCGAAGAAGTTGTACTTGTCGATGTGGGGGCCGAGGATCTCCTTGTCCCAGATCGACTTCGCCTTGTTGATGGTCTCGGCGGTGGACATGTAGGCCTCGCCGCCGGTGTAGGCGTAGGACTGCGTGGCGTTGCCGAACTCGCCGATGTTGCCGTGGTACTGCTTCTCGTCGAAGACTCGCCAGGCGATGGACTTGTGCTGGCCGGAGGTGAACACGCGGCGCGTGAAGCGGACCGTCTGGAACGGGCCGTAGGCGCTGGCGCCCCAGCCGTCGCGTCCAGCGACCTCGGGGGAGTTGGGGCCGGTGAGGCCGTTCAGGCGACGGTCGTCGTAGTCGAAGATGCGGTCGGACACGAGGATGTCGTCGTAGGCGTACGCCTCCTCGTTGTTGGCGATGTTGACGCCCTTGCCGGTGAAGATGCCGATGGAGTATCGGGCGGGCAGGAGGCGATTGTCCTGGATTGCCGCCTTGTTCCAGATCATCGGCGAGATAGGCTGAGCCATGGGGATTCTCCTTTTCTACTAGCCTATACACTTGTGTCGCCGGATCGGCGACATCATACCATAACTAAATGGACAGCATGTCCTCGAAGGATGCCTTGCGGTTTGACATGCCGACCTCGTCTTCCTCCCCGTCCTCCGCCTCGGGGGGCATGGGTGACCCGGCGAGAGGACCCATGTCCCCCTCGGCGAGGGGAGAGGAGCTTGCCGCAGCGAGGTCAGGATTCTCCTGCGGCATGGGAACTGGCGACCCGGCGGAGGGCTCCTGAGCCAGTTGTTCCTGGGATTCGGGCGGAAGGGCCTGCTGGGTCGCGTCGATCTGGCCCTGCATGCCGTTCAGCTGCGCCTGCTGGTCGTCGATCTGCGCCTGCATGTCGGCCATCATGTTCTTGGCGATCTGCGTGGACAGCGACTCGGCGAGGCTGTTGGAGATGTCCGTGTCTGAGAGCTCGAGCATGCGCATCGCCACGGGCAGAAGGACGTCGTTCTCGATGACCCGGCGGTTCTCGTCGGACCACCCGTTGAGGTTCTGGATGAACGGCTGCGCCATGGCGGTCAGGCGGTCGAGCTCCTGCTCCTCCTTCTTCTGGACGAGCGAGCCTGCGCGAACGCGGAACTCGAGCATGTCGGCGGAGAGGTCGTCGAAGTCGACCTTGACCTTGTCCCCGTCGATGATGTCGATCGCCCCGATGTCCACGAGGCGGCGACGGGTCGACTCGTCGACCGTGAGCTCGTGGACGCCGTGCATGGAGTTGACGTACATGCGCAGGGCCTGGACGGCCCACTCCTGCATGAAGCCCTCGACGCGCTTCTGGTACTGGTTGATGTTGATCGTCTTCTCCGCGTTCTGCTGCTCGACGCCGGGTGCGGTCTTCGAGTAGCCCGCGCCGGCGTCCTTGGCGATCTCGCCGTCGGCGACGTTGAGGTTGCGGACCATGGCCGCGGCCACGGCCTCGCGCGTGGAGGTCCAGTTCGAGAGCACCGCGTTGTCGATCTTGACCGGCTCGACCTTGACCTGGTTCGGGTTGTTGCCCAGGTTCCAGATCTTGCGCGGCTCGAAGCGGTAGCTCGAGGGGTTCGTCTCCCAGCCGGAGACCATGATGGGCGGCTCCATGGCGAGCAGGAGGTTCTTGTACGCGCTCGTCTGGAACAGGTCGTTGAACTGCTGGTCGGCGAGCAGGAACTCCACCTGGCTCACGCCGATCGGGAAGTCCGGGTCGGGCTCGAGGACCAGGAAGTTCCAGGGGATGCCCTTGCGCGGGTCGTAGTTCGGCACCCTGCGGAACTCGGCGTTGAGCGCCGGGCAGAACGTGACGAACTCCTTGGCGCCGCGGCGGTACTCGGTGACGAGGGTCAGGCTCTGGATGGAGGTGGAGCCCTTCATCTTGTCGGCCATGCGCTCGCTGCTCCAGTCCTTCGCGCTGAACATGTCCTCATCTATGATGCACCGGACGACGTCCTCGTTGTACGTCGAGTCGACCACGTTGCCATCGTCGTCCAGGAGGGCGAGCACGTCGTCCTTGCTCATGTAGTGGCGGTGGTAGACGACCGTGGGGCGGCAGATGTCCGTGCAGTCCGGGTTGACGAACACGTCCGACCACTGCTCCAGGCTGAACTTGACCCTTGCGTCGTTGTCGAAGTCCCTCTCGAACCCCGTGCGGACGGGCGCGAAGGCGTAGATGAACGACATCTTGAACGCCTTGGTGAGGTTCGACATCATGTCCATGCCGTCGATCTCGGACGTCATGACCTTGTTGTCGAAGATGTACTGGAGCAGGACGTGCTCCCTGCTCGCCTTGTCGTACTGGGTGGTCAGCTCGCCGTCAGGCACCCTCTGGATGGTGTTTGCGAGCACCTTGCGGAGGATGTACTGCGTCGAGCCCTCGGAGAAGTACTTGGTCTTTCCCTTGCGGTGCGACCACTCGTGGATCGACTTGTTCTTGGCGAGGAGCCCGTAGAGCTCGTGGTGCCGCGTGCGCAGCGCCATCTGGCCCTTGGCCGCGTCGTACCTCGCGTGCATCTTGGCGATGTCCTTGGACGCGAGCTTGGCCTTGTCTATGTTCCAGCGCTTGTCAGCCATGTCCTAGATGTCCGATCTCTTGTATGCCTCACGACTGCCCTTAGTATAGAAGTTCGGGCGCAGGTAGGTCGACGTGGCCTTGTAGGGCGTCTTCGTGGAGAGGCCCTGCGCCCTGTCGGACTGCACCGACCTCGGGGTGTCGTAGATCCTCGGATTGTAGTTGACGCTGCTGGCGGACGAGTAGGACCTGCCGCCGCCCGAGTACGACCTGTAGTAGGACCCGCCGCCGCCTCCGCTGCCGCCGCCGGCGTTCTTGTCGGCCGACGACCCGACGTTGTCGCTGCCGAGGCCGTTGCCGTCCTCGGGGACGTCGGACTGGATGCCGAGGGTCTTCGACACGGTCTCGGCGGTGATGTTCTTGAGGGACTCGGGGAACGTCTCCTCCATGACGCGCCACGGCCTCGCGCCGATCGTTGGCACGCCCTCGCGCGGTATCGCGAGCTCCTCGTCAACGCCGTCAGCCTTGTTGTTGCCCTGGCCGCCCCACATGAGCTCGCGGACGTTCTTGCCCGCGTCACGGCCCCGGTCGATGTTCATGCCGGCGGCCCTGTCATACATGGCGCCGGTGTCGCCGATCGGGTTGCCCTCGTCGTCGGTGACGGCCCAGTACGGCTTCGTCTCGTAGTTCCATCCCTTGCCGTTCTTGACGGGCGTCGAGAAGGGCAGCAGGTCGACGTTCGTGCCGTTGCCGTACAGGTAGCGCTCCGCGTGCGCCTTGGGGTTCGGCCCGAGCGTGTCGAGCCAGGACATCGGCTTGCCCTGGTCGTCGACGTAGATCGTCTCGGTGTCAGACTCCTGCCGCACGTACTTCGTGAGGGTCCACGGGAAGTCCTTGCTCTGGAAGAAGTTCTTCGCGAGGTTCTTGTAGTGGTCGATGGTGTCCTGCCGGTCGTTCACCGCGGCGTCGTATATGTCACGGTCGAGGTAGGTGCCGTCCGTCTTTGCGTGGAAGTCGGCCCATGCCTCGTCGACCATGTGGTAGCAGTAGTTGATGCAGTTGACCCTGGCGTCGTAGCTGAGCGCGAACCCGTCGATGTTGGCCTGGAGCGCATTCTCGTAGTTGTCGGATATGAACTGGCACGTCGCCTCGGCCTTGTCGTAGAGGATCTTCTTGCGCTCGCCCTCGTCCGTTGGGAGCGTCTTGTTGAGCTCGTCCATGTCGAAGCTGTACATGTCGTACATGCTCTGCACGTACGGGTCGACGCGAGTGTCGAGCGGCTGCTCCGTGTACTTGTAGCCCGTGTTGGTGCCGTTCCCGAAGATCATGTTACCGATGTCGTAGGCGATCGCCTGGAGGACGTTCGTCTGTGCCGAGCGCCTGCGCATGTAGTCGGAGTAGCTGCCGGTCCTGCGGGTGTGGTCGCCCTCCTTTGCCTCCTCCATCGAGTACTTGCTGCCGTTCCCGACGTCGAAGACCCTCGAGGCGGTGTGCGCGTCGGCGTTGTAGGGCTTGAACAGGTAGTCCTTCGACCACGGGACGAGCTCGGACACGAAGCCGGGCGTCAGGTCGCCGACGATGTCGAAGGCGCCCTGCTCGAAGGTGGTGAGCATGAGCTCGTTCAGGTCGGGGTTGTAGCCGTACGTGTTCGGGTGGAGGATGCTGTCGAAGTCCTGGTCGTAGTTGTTGACCAGGTCGATGGCGTCCAGAACGGCGGTGCCATGGTTGAAGTTGGCGACTGCGTTGACGAACGTCGAGAAGACGGCGGAGTCGGGCTCGCCCTCGTCGTGCATGGCCCAGCAGAGACCGAGCGGTAGGCCGATGCCGGACAGGTCGTCCATCCACCATGCCCACTTGATCGGGATCGCGTCGTCTCCCTTGCCGATCTTCCACTCCGACCAGGTGTGCCGCTTGTCCTCGTCATCGGGCGGGGTGAGGCCGCCGAGGAGGCTGATGATGCCACGGTAGATGCCGGCCATGACGAGCCTGCTGCCGAACATGACCGTGTCGTACGCGAGGTTCTTGAACAGGCCACGGGCGAACGAGGAGGACCTACCGCCCATCTGGTAGTCGAGCCCCCTCCTGAGGACGGAGGACTCGTCGGCGTCGATGATGTCCGCCGCCTTGTTGACACCATGGGCGGTGAGGTAGCAGATGGTGTTGCTGTACGGCACGATGCCGACAACGGTCTTCGCGACGCCGTACTCGATGAAGCGGTCGAAGAACGACCTGAACAGGAACTCCGTGAGGCCGTTCTGCGCCAGGGCCGCCTTGACGCCGCGCTCGATCATGGACTTCCTGCCGTAGCTGGTGGTTCCCTGAGTGACGAACGCCTCGCGGCCGGCATCCGTCCTGAGCACCGAGCGGATCATCTCCTCGGGGCTGTTCTTGCCCCACCCGGCCACCTGCTCGCTCGTGTAGGCCTCGGCATTTGCGCCCCTCTCCTGTGCCAGCCTGGCCCGGGCGAACTCCGCCATGGCAAGATGCATGAACTGCTTCGACTGCCTGGTCTTGGATAGGTTGCCGAACGTGATGTCCTCGACCGAGTCCAGCACGTGCTTGACGTTCGACAGGAAGCCGATTTCGTCCCCGTGGGTCTTGAGGCCGAGCCGCTGTTTCAGGGACTCGGAGATGGTCCCGTCGCCGTTCACGCCGACCCTTGCGAGGAAGTCGCGCAGGTCGGCCCTGTTCAGCTCGTTCATGGCCCTGCCGTCGTCGCCGTGCTCCTCGAGGAAGGTGGTCAGCATGTCGTGCCCGCCGATCCTGTACAGGGCGCTGGCGACCTGGTACGCCTCGACGGCCTCCTTGGCGGTCGCCATGGCCTCGATGACCGACGTCATGCGGAAGTCCTTCGCCACGTCACCGTGCATCGCATTGAAGATGGCGTCCGAGCCCATGATGACGAGGTTCTGCTCGCCCTCCGCGAGGGCACCCTCCAATAGGTTGGACACGAAGAGCGGGAGCATCGCGGCCTTGTTGACCATCTCCAGCAGGCTCAGGCTGCGCAGCGCGTCGCCGGCCGCGTTCCTGCGACGCTTGCCGTTCGAGTTGACGTGGTACTTCTCGGCGGCCGACCTGATCGAGCCGTCCTTGTCCTTGTTCTCCGGCTCCTTCCTGTACCTGTGGGTCGTCCTTGAGATCGCATCATGGATCTTCCTGTGCTTGGCCTTGTTCGCCTCGCGTATGTCTGGGTCGCTCACCGAGGTCTCCTCGATGCGCATCGCGAGGAGCGTCTTGTTCTCGACTATCTCGGGGATGTCTAGCTTGCTCGGGTCGTGGCCGTCGGCCATCATGAGCCCGCGCACCATGTTCTCTATCGCGCGGGCCTGGAACGCGAGGTTGCCGCCGGTGTTCGCGCACAGCTCCGGGTACGTCTCGTTGAGCCACGTCTCGCTGATGGCCTTCTGTACGTCGCCAGGGTTGCTCGCGTGCAGGGCGGAGTCCGGTGACCTCATGAGGTCAGCCATGAGCTGGGTCGGCATGTAGCCGAGCGGGAAGCATCTCGTCCCTGCCACGACCACGTACTTTCCGGTGTCGTCGCGCACGCCGCTGCCGCCGGGGGTGCCCTCGACGGTGCCGAACGGGTGGCCCCATCTCCTCTGCGACGCGGCGATGTCCTTGCAGAGCTCGAGGAACTGCGACTCCGTGAGCCTGAACTCGTCAGGGTCTACGTTGGCGATCCTGCCCTTCGAGTCGACGCCGATGCCGCCACGGAGCATGACGAGCTGGAGGACGTTCCTCACCGAGCACCCGCCGTATATCTCCTGGATTGCCTTGATGGCCCTCTCGGTCTGCTCGCTGTACCTGATCCTAGAAACCGTCCTGGTCTTGCCGCCGCCGACCCTGATGGTCTTGCTCTCGACCCACTCGCCCTCGATCCTCAGCGATGACGGGTTGAGGAACCTCTTGAGGATGGCGTTGCGGGCCTCGCGGAGCGACTTGCGCAGGAGGCTCTCGCCCTCGGACCCGTCGAGCCACTCCTTGTTGTCCTCGACGTCCTCGTTGCCGCCGACGTATCTCTCCTCGACCTGCTCGTACTCGTTTGACTGCCTGGAGGCCTCGTCGGCGACGATCTTCTTGATCTTGGCCTTGTCACCGTTGTAGCCGGTGGTGTCGCTGCCCGACGACCATGGGGTGTCCTGGGAGGCCGCATAGCTGCTTTCTTCCGAGGGGGCCTCCTCCTCGATGACCGGCTCTGCCTCTGGCACGACGTCAGGGGCGCTCTCCTGCTCAGGCAAGCCGGCCACCATAGAGACGTTCTCTCGCTCGCCAAGCGCGCCGACCATTGACTCCGGGACCCACATGTCGCTCATCGGGTCGAACACCATGGGCTCTCGTGCCGTCTCCTGTGCAGGGGCTTGGGTCGGCTTCGGAGCGGGCTTGGGAGCGGGCTTCGGAGCAGGCTTGGGAGCGGGCTTCGGAGCTGGCTTCTGCTCGACCGGCTTGACGCCCAGGTCAAGGGTGAGCTGTTCCGGCCGCGTGGCAAGGGAGGGCTTCTTCTTCGACTTGGCCTTCGGCTTTGCCTTGGCCTTCGGCTTGGCCTTTGGGGCCGCTGGCTCCGTCGCCGCCTTGGTGGCCGTGCCGCCCCTCATCGCGTCGAACGCGGCGGCGGCGGCGGATGCCGAGGGGCGGCGTGTCTTGAGCTCGTTAGCATCCTCGTCCATGGCCTTGGCGTCGGAGGCGACGTCAGCCGCCGAGACGGAGGGCACGGACGTGCTCGGCATGGACCTCTTGCCCTCGGCCTCCTGCTGCTTCGCCCTGTTGAAGACGTCCTCCACGCTCTTCGCTGGCGCAACCTGGGACATCCCGGCGGCCTGGGCGACGGGTTGCCTCTTTGCGTCCCTGTCCTTCTGGGCCTTGCGCTGCTCCTCGGCGCGCCTTTTGTCGTTCTCCTTGCGCATGGCCTCGTTCCTGCGACGCTCGGCCTCGGCCCTCGCCTGTGCGGCAAGGGCCGCCTGCGCCTCGAACGGGTCGGCATAGGAGCCGCCGCCCTGGCTGGCGGCGTTACCACCCGACTCGGAGACCGAGCCGGACCTGTCGATGCTTACGTTCTGGGAGACCCCGCTGCCGGCCGATACCGACCCCGCGACGTCCGAGCCGGCGTTTACGCGGCTGTTCGACTCCCTCTCGTTCTCGTTGACGTTCGAGTTGATGGCCATCGTGTGCGTCCCCTACATCTCTATCGCGTCGTCGTCGCGCTTGACTCGCCCGATATTCGACGTCGCCCAGTTCATCCTCTCCCTGGCGCTCTTGCCCTTCAGCCTCGCCCCGAAGTACGAGTAGGTGTTCATGGCATCGAGGAAGTTCGATGCGCCGTCGATGTTCGGCCTCGAGAAGACCGACTGGTCCTCGCCGAAGAATCCGTAACCACCATACACCCTAGTCCAAATATACGCGACGCTGTTCCCGTCGTCACTAGGGAGGGGCGACTTGCACTCGAGGATGCCCCTGTCGTACCCGTCCGCGTCCCTGGAGAGCCGGAACAGGTGCTCCTCGCTGTCGTCGTCGATGCCGTTCGGGCACAGCGACACGCCGGTCCTGCTGACGAACTGGTCGTTCATGGTGTTGAGGAAGCACAGGAGCGCGTCCTCGTACCGGATGCTGCCCTCGAACATGGCCTCGAACTCCCACTTGACGTGGGTGTCATGCTCAACTCCGCTCTCGTCGTCGAACACGCACGCCAGGTAGTGGGACGGGTTGCCCCCGTCTGCCAGGACCTTCCTGCACTCATGGTTGAGGAAGGCGTTCATGAGGTCGTTGCCGGCGAGGAACGTCACGTCGCCGCCCCTGAGGAGGCTCCTCCACTCGGCGGTCGACACGCCGTCGTTCGCCTTGCTGTGGACCAGGAGCCTCTGGGCGACGTCGGGGTTGTCGGGGAACGCGCCGGGGACGGCGGCGAAGTTGTACCCGCCGATGCGCGCCATGTGCATGAGCGTCTTCATGGTCTTGATGCGGTACGCGGTGCCGACGTTTCGGCTGGCCGTCGACGCCCTGTAGACGTAGTTGTCCACGCCGACGCCGTTCATGTACCTGAGCGGGGTCTTCTTGGCGTCGATCGCGTCGGTGAAGCTGACCATTCCCTTGTTGGCCGGGCCGGAGCTGTCGTGCATCTTGCCGAACCCGTTCTCGATCCCGGAGACGTTCCTGCAGGTGATCGTGAACGCGGTGCCGTCGCCGGGGTCGATCGCCTCGACGGTGTACCTCTCCGGGACGTTCTTCTTCTTGCCGTCGAGGCGGTACGGGATTATGGGAGCGAGCACAGCCTGCGGCTGGCGGGGCGTGTACGAGTCGCTCTCTCCGAACTTGTCCTCTATCAGCATGACTGCCCAGGCGACGATGTCGCCGGGCTCGTTCTCCGAGAGCATCATCATGCCGTCGGCGTTCGTCTCGGACCAGCGCTGCTGGTACCTCCTTATCGCCTCGTCGACGTCGCGCACCCTCTGGGACTCGCCGGTGCCGCCCTTGGCGACGCCGTAGTCGATCGTGCACTTGACGCCGTTCGCGATGAGGTTGGCGATCTCGTCACCGGACGCCAGGGACACGGTGAGGTTGCACCCCTCGAACGCCGGGTTCCCGTACACGTTGGGGAACAGGCTGCCTGCCGTGACGACGGGCTCGGTGACGTCGACGATGTCGGTCCTGTCGGTGAGGTTCGTCGTCGGGGTCATCTGCGCGTCGCCCTGCTCGAAGAAGTTGATCGGGAGCTCGGACGTGAAGACGACCCTGCTATGCGGGGTCTGGAACCATCCGTACCTGCCGCCGTTGTACGGGCTCGCCTCGGATCCGTTGAGCCTCATGTCGAACATGGGGATCAGCACGTCGCCCTGGTCGCTGCACGGCTGCGCGTCGACCCTGTACTTCGTCGGTATGTCGAACACGTGCCTCTGGCTCACGACGACCGTCATGCCATGCTCGTACGCCTTGTCACAGATCTCCTCGATCTGCTGCGCCGTGATGCGACCGTCGCCGATCACGATTGCGTTCGAGGGTCCGATCGTCCACCTGATCTCGCCGCCGTGCTGGTCGCTGGTCGACCCGGCGTATCCCACGACGCTGTAGTTCCTCAGCGTCGAGCTGCGCTCGACCACGTTCCGTACGCCGGGCACGCCCCTGTCCTTGTGGGCGTACCTCTTCGTGAGCGAGGACGCGAGCCTCTGCGAGACCGGCTCTGCCTTGCTGGTCTTGCGGATCTCGTTGAGGAGGTCGTAGTTGCGTGCGAACGACGACGCCCTCGGGTCCATGGAGGCCGACTCGCTGATGGCCATGGGGCACGGCCTCACCTCGTTGAACGCGTCCGCCGGGTCCATCTCGGCGCGGCCGACCGCGGTCTCGCTTGAGTCGTGCACGATCTCGTCCGCCAGCTTGCGCAGCTGCTTGTCGGACAGGTCCTCGACCTCGAACCCGACGCGGTTCTTGATGGCGGAGAAGAGCATCTCGAGCGACCTGAGGTACAGCCTGGACTGCCCGTCCTCCTCCGTCTCGGGGTCGCTCTCGACGAGCATGAGCTCGGCGATGCACATGTAGTTCGACAGCGTGAGGTCGTCGTACTTGAACTCCAAGTTGGCCTCGAGGAGCTCCTGGGCGAGCTTGAGCCTCGCCATGTGGAGGCCGTTCTCGCCGTACTGCCTGTGGATGTCGCGCAGCTCGTCGCGCATGGAGAGGAAGCTCACTGGCTTGCCGTCGACCATGCGGTACTTCGTGTTCATCTTGATGATCGAGTCGAGCCCGTCCAGGCCGGACTTCTTCGCCTGTAGGTTGTGGCCCTCGGCGCCGTTCGCGCGTTTGCTCACCATGTACACGCAGAGGCTCGACACCGGCGTGCCGTGGTAGTCGGTGGAGCGATCCTGGACCTGGTATGCGTCCGGGGCGCGCACGACGATCTCGTCGAGGTCCTTGGCCTCCCTGGCCTCCCTGAGGCTGCCATACGTCACCCCGTCGACAGTGAGGGACACGTTGCCCTCCTCGTCGACGGACAGCGGAACGGGTGTGCCGTCAGTGTTCGTGAGGCTGGTCCAGGCACCGTCCCACTCCTGGTCGATGTCACCCTCGTCCACGGCCTCGAGGTCGGCGAAGTGGTCCCTCGACGTGATCGACGACGCCCACTGGGCGAACTGCCACGTCTCGTATCCCTCGACGCCGACTGACGACGCGGTCTTCGCGCCGCTGAGCTCCTGCACGACGTCCCAGTAGGAGGCGACGGACACCTTGTCCACCCCGACGAGGCCGGGGTTCGACGGGGCGTCGAACGTCGCGTTCACGTTGACCTCGTCGGCGATGGTCCTGATGTGGTGCTCGAGGTCGTCATGCACCTGGTCGTAGATCTTGTCGGCCTCGCCCCGCTCCTCCGCGCCGTCGCCCTCGTCGAGCATCCCGCGCGACTCAAGGTCCTTGTCGAAGTCCGACTGGATGTTCTCGAACAGGGACTCCCTGGACACGCCGAGCTCGTCGAGCACCCACGTGGCGCCGTCCTCGGGCCCGAGCTCGCGTGCGGCCGTGAGCATGAGCCTGTCGACGTAATCCTCTATGTCGACGATCCTCTTCCGCTCGTTCCTCGGGACCGAGTCGACGGGCACCCAGTCCGCGTCGCGGACCTCCATGAGGATCTTTCCGAGGTGGTTCTCGCCGTTGCCGTTCGAGACGCCCCAGAACGTGTCGTTCCAGTTGTTCGCCTCTATGAGGTCGCGGCCACTTGTCTCGTCGAGCTTGGCCGCCAGGTCCGGGTTCTGGGAGAACTTCTCGTGGACGACCCATCTCATGATGCTGAGCTTGGCCTGCTCCCAGTCGTCCCTGAGCTCGACCTTTCTCCCCAGCCTCTTTGCCTCCTTGCCCGAGAGATTGGCGAACTTGAGCCTCTCCTCCCGGGTCTTGCACTTCTGCGCCTGGAACGCCGCCTCGGAGTTCTTGTACGTGATGCCGTCGAGGGTGACGCTCGCCTCGTAGAAGTTGCTGAGGAACGACGGCCTTCCGCTCTCGTCCCTGAACCCCTCTATGGCGGGGAGCGACTCATCGGCCTTCCTCATCACGCCAATGGACGGGGACTTGCTCACGAGGGATATGAGCGCGCCGTAGGACGGGTGGTTGCGCATCAGGAACTTGACGTGCGCGACCGGGTCCCTCACGGACGAGGAGTCCTTCGACGTGGCGATCGTCTCGGCCAGGCTGGCGCATGCCCCGACGAAGCTCTTGCCCTTCTGCATCTTGTTGCCGGCGAGGCTGGTCCTGTGCCTGCGGATGGCTGCCGCTATCCTAGGCTCCGCCTGGAGGTACTCCCAGATGTCCTCCTCGACGTTGTCGCCGAGGTCCCTGCCGAGCGCGCTCCTGAGCAGGCTCTCGCGGGTGACCTCGACGATCTCCGAGTACTTGTTGTACACGACGAGCTTGGCGTCCTTGTCGGCGAGGAGGTGGACTATGTCCGCTATCCCGACCGAGTCGACCGACTGGACGCCGAGCACGCGGTCGTCCGTCCTGGTGACGTCGTTCATCATGCGCCCGATCACCTGGTAGCACAGGCTCTCGTAGATGCGGTTCGTCCAGGGGTGCTGCTGACCCTTCTCGGTCTGCGCGTAGCTCTTGCTCTTGGGGGCGAGGATGGCGTCCGCGTACGTGCCGTCGTCGATGCCGATGAGCTCCCACGGGTTGTTGTCGAGGAACCTGAGGGTCGTCATGAGGGCGCCCTTCTGCTTCCTGAACAGCTTGGCGGCCTTGTTGACGTCCTTCTGCAGGGCCTCCTGGCACGTCTTGCTCCAGCTCGTGAACTTGTCGTTGAAGTCGTTGTACACCCTCAGGGCGCTCTTCTGGTTCCCCGGCGTCGCCGAGTATGCGGCGTCGTTGCCTACCTCGAGCTGGTACCCGACCTCGTACCACTTGAGGTACGGGTCGTTCTCCCAGTACCTGACGACGTCGGTGATGATCGACCACTTCGTCTTGCGGTCCATGTCCGTGTCCTCTATGACCGAACGGAGCGTCGTGTGGTCACCGGGGTCGCTCCAGAACCTGGCCGCGTCGTACGTCACGTTGGCGCCCCACTCGTACGTCTCGCCCGAGACGGAGGTCTTC